CGAAGCTGCTTCAGCTCCGCCTTCATCGTAAGCTCGCGCTCAATCATCTTGCGAATGGCAGACATTATGTATTTATGCATCGAAATCCTTAAGTATATTACACGAGATATTTGCGAATAAGCTCCATCAGTTCCTCCACGCTATCAGAGTCCACCCCCCACTGCTCCATAAAGTCCGTAACCTCCTCCATTTTTTCCACCAACTCGAGAACACCATCACCCGCCAGACCTAGCTTGATAGTGTGCTCACCGATGCGAATCAGATCATCAACGTGCTCAAACTCCCACCCATACTCCATCGCCTCGCCTTGCACCTCCTCCAGCCACGCGATCAGCTTCTTGGAATCCATTTCGAGTTGGAGAACAGTCACCTCTTATACCTCAGTGTTATTTTGGCACCCTTTTCAAGCGCGCTCAGTGGTGATACCGAATGTGACAGTAATGAATGGTGTTACACATGCGTAACGCTTCGAAATAATCCCCAAAATATCATTCGTGTACTTGCGAATCTCTGAGAGTTCCTCACACCCATCAGTAAATTCCTGCACAGTCCGAAACCCCACAATTCGCTGCATAATCTCTGATGATACCAACTGGTAAGTATTCAGCACATTCACAATGTCAGTACCCTTCTTGGTAGCCTTGTCCTTCTGCTGAATCTTCTGCTTGAAGACATTCTCAGGGATGGTCTTCATCATATACTTGATGCGAAGCTCCAGGTTGTTGGGTGGGCCAGTGTTATAGTGAGGAATTGTGACATGCGCGATGTGCCAGTGAAGTCGTACAACATTCTGGATAAACTGCTTGTCGCTGATGTTCAGCAGTTTATCGACGATTTGACGATCTCCGGGCATCCCACCACAAGGAATGTCTCCAATTTCGCGCGCCACTCGGCCTCGGGTGCGGTTATACTCGTAGTAGTGAGGGTTGTGGATGCGACCCACCTCAACAGCTCCTGTACGCCAGCTAAATGCTGTAGCGCACTGCGTGCACCACATCTGATCACACCCCTCAATCTTGAAGATCATCGAGGCGCACTTGGGGCAGGGACGAGAGTCCTTGTCAATCATGCGAGCCGTCTCAAGACACTCAGGCTTGCACACGTGCCCAATCTGTTTATCAAGTCCTATGACATCGTGGCAGTCTGGGCAGGTCCAGTTTTCACACACCCCACACTTCCATGCAGTTGAGAGAAATCCCGCACATCCATTGTGAGGACAAGCCCGGATAAACTTGCGCGCCTCCTTCTTTACATCTGGTCCCGACAACATGTGAGCACTTCTTACAGTTGTAGCCATAGATGATAGCATCGCTTGCTTGTTGTAATCTGATACAGCATTTTCACGCATCATAAAAGACTGTCTGGTTCGCTCCAGGATACACTCGAGATTATCATTTGTTCCAATCTCCACCGCTATAACCGCCAGAGGCTTTGAGCTAATCTGAGCAATCTTCTGATCAACCTCGAGAATTCTCTTGGCAATCACAGCCGCCTCTTGCTCAAATCGGACAATCTTGAGCCTGCGCTCGACATAAGGCTGAGTCTCGGGCATCAGGGCTCGCTCGCGCTCAAACAGGACATTCTCGCGATGCGTCTTGTACGTCTGCCGAACAAACTTTTTGCTGAGACCACACGAGTCGAGCATATCAGGGGTCCACCCAACTCGGCAGCTCATGCAGTGTGGGTCTTGAGTACTCGAGCACAGATATGTCTCTGTGCATGAAGAGCATGCTATAGCCTGACATGTCAGACACTTGACTGGAAGTCTGGAACTCTTGTTGAATAGTTCAACACATATGGAGCAACTCATCTTAGTATAAAAGAGATCCTATTCTATAAGTGTATAGCATGGCTCTTGTTGGTCTTGTAGGTCGTGCACGGGCTGGGAAGGATACTGTTGCGGGGCTTTTGGGCCTGCCCATTGTGAAGCTTGCTCAGCCAGTCAAGGATGCGGTCAGAGTGCTCTACGGCTGGACAGACAACCACACGGAGGGACATCTGAAGGACCTGAGAGACCCTCGTTTCGATGTTACGCCACGCGAAGCGATGGTACATCTAACAAATGCCATGAAAAAACTCAATGGACCCAAGTTTTTCTCACATCGATTCCTGGAGAATTGGGACGGAAAATCAGCAATCATTACTGATGTTCGGTACCAGGAGGACCTGGATATGCTACGTAAATATGGGGCTGTGTTTGTGCGCGTAGAGCGCAAGGGGTGCTCGAATCACGCTCACGAGCTCCCTATTGATTCTCTCAAGGTGGACTATGTCATCAAGAATAATGGAACAATGTCAGAACTAGCTGAGGAGCTCACAAGCCTGAAGAGGGAACTCAAAGGTCATACTCTCGCGTCTCGAGATCGCTGAACCAGATGAGCTCGTTAGCCACTAGACGCTCGCGCTCGCTCTGCTTCTTCAGAGCACGATCGAGCTCAGTAGCCTGGTCCCAAGCCACCTTACACTCTACGGTGTCCTCGTAGTTCTGGCACAAATCTTTAGCCTGCTGGACCGCCGCCTTGACTTGCTTCACCTTGATACGCTTATTCTGGGGGGTGGCCGCGCACATAACTGGACTCATGAGCATCATTTTTTAATAAAGGGCTCCATTATTTTATACCACTCGTTATCCTTTTGCATTCTGCGTTCATGCTGAGAGTTGATCATGTTCATGTGCTTGGTACGGACACTCTCCGGTATCACATACTTTTTGTACATTTCTGACATTTCATCCACGTACAGGGTTGGAACCTCGTTGATGGCACTTACGTACTTTTTCATATCGTCAGGTTTGAACACATCCTTTCTCTGGAAAAGCCCACCAACTATATTGTTATAGTGACTGTGAATATGGTCATGAAGATTTTTAAAAGCCTCTGGGCCACCCTCAAATGACACGTGGCGGTCAACAAACTGATTGCACTCTGAATAGGTTGAATCACAAAACGAGTTATTGTCAATGAAATATTCATTAAGTTTTTTGATGGGGCATCCCAGCTTATTCTCAGGCTTGCGGATGAAAAACCACCAGATGACGAGTGCTAGTGCCAGCAAAATAAGGTACTGCTTCATTATCTGTAGGCGATACTTTTAATCATAGCAGAAAACCCGTCGCCGTCTGGCGCCTTGTACATCTCAGCATCGTACGCTATGTGGAGATGCATGAGGCTGATATAGAATCTGATACATTCCGTGACATCAAGGTGTGTGCACGTGGGGTTGGGAAGCTTGCTCAGCCAGAGGTTGGGGTGATGACTGGTCCAGTTGGCTGGAAACTTTTGAGAGTTTCTGACAAAGATGTCATACTCGTATGCTGTCATAATATGATCGTCAGCTGCCATATACAGAATCTGCTCAGTGGTGATGAGCCCATCTGGGTCTGGGTCATCAAATGAATGTAGGGGAGGAGATGGGGTCTTGGGTGGCTCAGGGGTGCAGAATAAACTACAAATTCTCATCTCTGCAAGAGTTAATGATCTTTAAGGTCAGCACCTTTATTTTACTGGCGGTCGCAATCTTTTTACTGTTCTCGAGACAGGTTATCGACAAGACTGTGGAAATCAGGGAGTCACCTGTTCACGGCAGGGGTATTTTTTCTCGAAAATGCTTCAAGAAGGGTGATGTGATTGAGGTGGCTCCCACCATCAAGTACAACAAGGTGGATGAGTTTACAGAAAAGTCGGTCCTGACTCACTACGATATACACTACAAGGATGCTCACGCTCTGCCGCTAGGCTATGGGGCTCTCTACAATCACGCGGATGAACACAACGCAGACTGGCACTGGGACGAGAAGGGGGACTTGGTGATTCAGGCGAACAAGGACATTCAAAAAGGTAAGGAAGTGTTTGTTAATTACGGTGAACAATATTGGTCTGTACGTTCAGACAAGAAGTAGATGCGCTGGCCGCCAGACTGGCTCCTGGAACGCGACGGGCTCGTCACACCAGTGCAGCTTGGGCGCGCGCGCAGAAATGTACAACCCCTCATCCATCAGCAGGTACTCAATCTCCTCCGGGTCAACCCCCATGTCGCGCAAGATTCGGAATGTTTGGTCAATCTCCCCCAAGATGAGGGGTAGAAACGCCTCCATCCCATCCTCGAAGCCTTGCTCGCAAATCTCATCGATGCAGCTGCCCAGCGACTCGGTGTACTTGTCATCCCAGCTCTTCTCGTCCCAGCTCTCCTTGAGCTTGGTCAGCCCCTTGAAGCAGATGGGCTTGCGGCACATGGGACAATCCTTGTTGGACGCCTTCTGATACCAGGTGGTCAGGCAGTCCCGGCACATGGAGTGCCCGCAGACCATGCGGACCGCAGGGCACTCCTGGAAGCAGACGGGGCACTCCATTTAAAGATTTGGGTTGGTTTCTGGAGCCGCGGCCCAAACCTGGGTCTTTAAAATTCACCAATTTTAAATGTCCTTTGAAGTCTTTACCAACTACCTCCCTCCGGAGTTGTTTGCATATATGAGATCAAAGTGTGAGGGGCTTCCACTCAAGGTTACAGCCAAGGGTGATGAGCACTACATAGACTCTGACTTTCAGGAGACTCTGGAAAAGGTCCAGCAGAGCAAGGATGACTTCCGGTACATATACAAGCGCTCCGACTCTACAGCCGTCCCAGAAGATGTCAAGCAGCTCCTCAACCTTGACATTGTGACGTGCTTCGTGAGTTGCTATGTACCAGGAAGCTTCCTGACTGCTCACAGGGACGGGTGCAAGGGGGACAAGGCGTTCATCTTCTACCTGAATGATGTTCCGGTGGAGGATGGCGGGGCTCTTGTGATTGATGGGGTGCACCGAGTTCAGCCACGAGCTAATATGATGGTTGTGCTCGATACTGGCATGCTCCACGAGGTGATTCCACTACTGCAGGGTGAGAGGTGGGCTGTTGCTGGATGGTTTAATTGTACAGACTGATTAGAGAATGAGTCTCATTATTGTGGATAACTTTTATGAGGACTATTTCGGAAAGGGGCTTGAAGATGGTAGACTCTTTCAAGTATTCTTTTTTTCCACACATGATAATAATGGGTCTGCTAGTACCAAGTCTAGTACTGAATGGTATTTCAATGTGTAATGTATATGTATCCATCTCACAGGATGTATCGTATGTAAGATTTAATCCTTCCAATGATGAAATGACGATCGGAGGTACATATTCTATATCAAAGGATCGCACAATAGGTTCTCCTTCACTAATTCAAATACCATACTCTTTCACATCTAATAATCACACTGGCACAGGTGAATTGATATACCTAAAACTCAAATCTATATATCCTGATGCGGTTGATATCCGAGAAGACAAGTATCAGCTGCTGACTGAAACTGAAACTGAACCTGAGGTTGATACATCTCAGCTGCTGACTGAAACTGAACCTGAGGCTGAAGCTGATATATAGAAATAATTTTCGTTTGTACAAGTAATGAGTGCAATACCGCCAACTGGGGCGGTTTCTGTACAGAATATGGTTGATATATGGCAGTTGTCTGCATCTCCACACCCAGTTGGTACTAAACTAAGGCTCAATGCTACAGCACCTGGTCAGTATTCTCCAGCTGCGAAAACTTTCCCTGCTTCAAATACTAGTCTATTTCCATTAGGTTTGTTTCGTGGTACATCAAGGCTTGTACAAGTAACTCTCACTGGGACGGGTCAGTGGACATCGACTGTCCAAGGAAATATAACTCGTGTTGTGGTGGGTGGTGGTGGTTGTGGTGGCTCTGGGTTTGGGGGAAATCCAACTAATTCTTTTTCACAGGGTGGTGGTGGTGGTGGTGGTGGAGTGAATGTTGGAAGTCTTACTGTAGTAAGAGGCACTTTATATGCATATTCGTCTGGGGCTGGTGGAGTATTTACACCTCCTTTTCAATCCGTCCGCGCCGGTAACGGAGGATTAACTACTTTTGGCGGTAGTATATTTGGAAATGGTGGAGGAGGAGGGGGTGGGGGTGGTCTCAACGTCAATTATCCTACTACTGGGGCTGGTGCCGCATCGGGAGGATCTGGTGGGGGTGGTCACGCAGGCGGGACGGCACCAAATTCTGGTGGTACTGGAATTCAGGGTCTTGATGGCGCATTCGGTTTCGCTCAGGCTGGGGGGGGTGGTGGTGGATTTTCAGCTAGCGCTCAAGCCTGTAAAGGTGGTAATGGATACTTTTATCCCGGAACCGCACAAACGTATGGTTCGGGTGGTGGCGGAGCTAAATTCGGACCAGCCACTCCATCAGGTCCCAATGCCGGAGGTACTGGAGCAGGCACAGGCGGAATTTCACAGGGTCAAGTTGCTGCAACTGGTGCTCCAGGGCGAGGTAGTGGTGGCGGAGGAGGTGCCCACGGAAACCCTGGTACTACACGCACGGGCATAGGGGGAAGCGCTGGGTGTGTTGTTATTAGGTTTGGATAAAGACTAGACTTGCTTTCTGTGCACATGAAAGAAGAGTACAAGATTGTGCGAGGATTGATTAGTATAGATGAAGCCATGGAATTTGGCGCAAGTATATCACAGAGCTCAGTGACGTGGGAAGGTGATGAACAAGTTCCTACTAGTAAATCGTGCCCTAATCACTCTATATGCAATATTCTTCTTGGAAGTCTTGCGAAACAGATTTCTGAACTGACTGGCAAGAACCTTATTCCTACATATTCATATACAAGGATATACCTCAGAGGTGCTGAACTTAAACCTCATAAGGATCGTCCATCATGCGAATACTCTGTGACTCTTAATCTAGCGCAAACTCATCCATGGGCTTTGTTTATGGGTGAAAATGAATTGAATCTCACTCCAGGTGATGGAGTAATATACAAGGGGTGTGAAATAAAACACTATCGTAAGAAGTTTGAAGGAGAGTCTTACACTCAAGTTTTTCTACATTATGTTGATGCTGATGGCCCTTACCGAGATTACATGTATGATTTCATCAACACCCGAAAAAAGGAGGAGACATTCGAATTTGTCATACCAGATACAGGTCATAATCATTCCAACTACTACAAAATCCACAATGTTCTACCAGATATAGTTATTGACAGGCTAATTAGTAAGATAAATGAAGATAAACTTAGTACTGCCATGGTATCGAACAGTAAGGGGGACGGGATAGAAGACTCTATAAAGAGAAGATCTCAGATTTACTGGATACCCAAAACAAAAGAGTACTTAGATCTATACACAGTGATACTTAAAGCCATAATTGCATGCAACTCTGAATTCTATCAATTCAAACTTTCAGGTTTACCAGAAAGTATACAGTATACAGTTTACAATGAAAATGATAACGGACACTATGATTGGCACTTGGATATGGGTACACAGGCAGTGATCAGAAAATTGAGTGTTGTTGTTCAATTGTCTGATCCTTCCGAATATGAAGGTGGTACGTTGGAGATTAATAATGGTAGAATTTTAGAAGTTGAGAAAGAAAAGGGTACTATGATTATGTTTCCCAGTTATATGCTTCACCGTGTAACTCCGGTTACAAAGGGTACGAGACGGTCTTTAGTTGCATGGGTAAATGGTCCTGCTTTCATCTAGCTTCTGCGAACTGTATCAACACTGTAAACAACCTCTCCGAGTTCTTTCGAGTCTAGTTTATGCTTGTAAATCCGTACATCATCATAATCTCCACATGTTTTGTCAGCGTATACGCACGCATTATCAAAACATGTAAAGGCTGAAAGAAACTGACGTTCAGTTGGTCCAAGGTTGCACACTATATACACCTCCATTACACCTCTTGTTGTTTTTATTCTCATATAAAGAACGCACTCTCTTAGGAGTCATGTACACGCGTTTTCATAGGTTTATTACTGAAGATGAACATAAGGAGTGCATGAATTTATTGAGCGACGAGACGAAACGATTTCCTGGATCTTCTCATCCAACATCAGGGAGTCTGTTTGTTACACGTGATCTAAGTGATGTGCCTATATTCACAGATTTGCTCATGAATAGGCTCCAGACAATGACTGGGAGATGCTTCAGACTTTTTCGAGTGTATGCCAACTTTCAGACTGCAGGTCAGAATGGGGTTTTTCACTTGGATGATGCCAGCCCTGGTACATTTACATTCATCTTGTATCTTAATAGTTTTGGGAAAGGTGGCGAGACTGAGTTCAAGTCCCAAGATGGTATAGTTGTTCAGAAACCTATAAGAAATCTAGGTGTACTATTTGACTCTAGAATCGAGCACAGAGGTAAGGCGCCGATAGGTGATGGCACACGTATAACTATTGCATGGAAGCTTGAGGAGATTCCAAAGTATGTATTCTTTGACGATCCTGTACCTCACTGCATCATACGCAACTGTTTCGACGAAGAATATCTTACCGATATGTGGGAAGAGCTTGATTTCATCACACCGAGGCTCGCCGGCCCAGGTATGACTGGTACCGCCCGTGATGCCAAGAATCAACCTCTAAAAAAGAACAAGGGTATATTCCTTCATGATGTATATAAAGAATATAAGGAATTTAGCACTATTATACGTTCTAGTGTTGATATCACTCAATTAATAGGTAGGCACTGGTTTTACAACTATCTCCTCAAGTGTAAAACTACAGGTACTCTTGTGAGTTGCTACAAGGATGGTGATTACTACAAATCACACTCTGACATTTCGACAGTGACATGTATAAGCTATCATTGGAAAACACCAAAAAAGTTTCAGGGTGGTGAGTTATATTTTGGCGATTACGAAGTTCCGATAGAGAATAACTGTATGCTCATATTTCCATCGTGCACCGAACACGAAGTTAAACCTGTTCACGGCGAAGGGCGCTATAGCATAACTAGGTTTATGAGTTAAAAGTATAAGACTCTTTTAGAATATGTCTGTTTTGTCACCCCCCCAAAAGCCTGTTCGTCTCCCAAAGTCTGATCGCAAAGAGAAATCGGCGTACACGATCAATCACACCCACAACAAACTTTACGGAGTTCGGCCATCTGATAAGAGCATGAAGATTTCTATAGTCAGCTTTTCAAATGTGAATCATGCTCAAAAGATGTCTGTTATGATTGAAGAGTATCGCCGACGCACCGGTGAGTGGCCTGATTTTATGAATGATCACTCTGATAATTTGTTTCTACCTGATGACGCCAATAACAAGAAACTTATTGAACTGAGTATTGTTAAATGGGACTTGGACGAACTCAAGATGTGCTGCATGAACAATATGTTGGATTTGATTACACTCAATTATATGAAAAAAACGCTCGACGGATTCAGTGTTGGTGGTGACACATACTTGATAAATGGTCCTCTCGAGTTTTACCAGGAGCGCTTCAGTGAATTATACCATCTGGATTTCCCTGCATAGGGGTCTCATCTGCCTCAATCTCTTCGACGAGATGATCAATCTCGTTTACAATGTCCCATAGACGGTTCTCCGTCTCATCCATGACACGCGCCATCTTGGTGTTTACCGTGTCATTAATGAGATACCACCCACGCTTAACGCGAGAGAGCGTCCGACTCAGAATCGTACACGTATTCTTGAATGTCAGATTCTCATCGCCCCAGATGCGCACAAACTCCTTGCGCTTGGTCATATCGACCAGGTACTTGACCGGGTTTGGAAGGAGTTTGTATACATTCGGGATGTACCGCAGTCCAAGCGCCGTATCGCGCGACATGTAAAACAGGTTGCACGTAAAGTCAGTCGACTCCTCACTGCACCAGTCCTCGAACGACCCCTCATACTTGCAGAGGTCGAGGTGAATCTTTTCGTCAACAATCACCTTGACCAACCGCCGGATACCCTGTGACATATAGAGCCCCTCAGGGTGACTCTTGTCCGAGATAATCTCAACCTCGTGATTCTGGTTGAGCACCCGCATAAACATATGCATGGGTGCGTCTTGTGGGAAGCAAATGTCAATGTCTGACGCCTTTTCTTTGCGAATCACAGTGTCCCGGACATATCCACCGAAGACCCAACCATCGAAGCTGAGAGCGAGGTCGACGATACGGCCCTCAGCGTCCATTGTGTATGGATCTTCTTAAATTTTTAAACCTGGGATTTTTGAACTCACACTTTTTAGTTGTCTGGAATGAAAGCTTGGTGGTCGAGTACCGCCTGGCAGTACTTCATCGCGAGACAAAAATGAACATGAACCCACTCGAGTGCATCCGAGTGTCCAAACTCCACCTTCATAGGATTCATCTGAATCTCACCCACCAGATCAATCTTAGTCTCTGTGCCATTGAAGTTTTTCGCCACTGCAATCATATGCTTGAACCACGTGACGTGCTCCTGGTTCTCCGGGTTGAACGCCGTCAGAAACTTTGCCGAGATGGACATTTTAATACAAGCAAACAAGTTCTTTATTTACCACAACCGCAGTACTTCTCCTTCTTGGGCTTGTTCAGCATCAGGTATGCAACTGCAGCAACGGCGGCGATGAGCATTGCTGTCCGTGTATCAATCATTAATCTTCGTCAACATAAGAATCCTGATCCGACTCCACCTCTTGCTCCGACTCTGTATCCTCTTCCGATGATGGAACATAGTCAGAGTCAGAGTCGCACCGCACAAAGCCATCATCCTGGGTTCGCTTGAATCCAATGTCAGTCTCATCATCCGTCCCTAGATACGAGGTGATTGAATCATCATCAATCTCGTATGTCTGATCCTCGTAGCGGTAGACTATGCACCCATGGTCCCGATCCTCACTTGGGCTGAGGTATCGGATAGTAAAGATGTCATCCTTTGTATCGAAGATCCGGGCGACAAGAGCTGTAGTTTTGCCGCTTGGAAGCTCAGTCAGAACCTTGATGAGCATTGTGCTACATAACCAGAAAATCTTTATGCATCTACGATTGCAACGTTTTCACCCGCGTCATTTGTGAATACGTAGCTCCTGCGAATCCAGACATCTGTCCGGACCCGATTCTCCTGGATCAGGTTGCGTATCGTGTGATTCATAATATCATCTGGTGGGAGATCATCATCAGAGTTGTAATGGATCGTCAGAGTCACCTTGTCTCGTGTGTCACTCCTGCACATTGGGCACCTCGAGTCCCTCTCGAGCCACTTGTAAATGCACCCAGAGTGAAATGCATGCCCGCACCTTAGAGTTGATGTATCATCCCTAGTCCCAACCTTGTCGAGACATACCGGGCATGACTCCGCGTGGTTCCAACACATTGATGTGCCGAATAGAGCAGGGCGCTTGCATCGATGATTCTTGGACGTCAACCCCGTGCACCTGCTCATGCTATCTATCAAGTAATGGAATTGTTTAGTTACAAGAATGTTCATTACACTAAAACTTCCAGCGGTTCCCGCAAGCCATGCAAGTGACGTAGGTGGTCATAGGCTCGTCTGCGCTGCGCGTCTGCATCTGGTAGTAGTCCGTCTTCTTCGACTTGCACTTACCACACTTGAACTGACCCTCATAGTCATCATCCTTCGACTTGTTCTTCTCCATCGCAGCCTCCTTGTTCTTCTTCTTCATCATCGTCGCGGCATAGAGCCCCTCGGGCTCAATCACATCCGGTGGGTTCTTCATGATATCCTTGTGGATGATACCAGCTCGGTACCGATAAGCCAGCTGATTCTCGTACTGCAGCTCAACCTTGTCCCCAACCACCTTCAGCTCGACGTGAAACCCTTTGGTGCGCTGGAAGGAGCGCAGCATACCCACTGCGAAGCACTTGTAGGTGTTCACAAAGGTGCGGTTCTCCCACGAAGCCACCTGTCCAGACTCTTTGAACTGACGAAAAGTGCAGTTCTGGATAGACTTTTCAATGTTCGAAGGGTGCACCCGATCCGTGAAGAACGGCTGGAACATGCTTCGGACATTGGAGCGCAGAGCCATTCCTTGTTCTGGAGTTACGGGTTTACTTTCGGGAGCCCTGGACATCCTGGGTTTACTGGAGTCACACTTTTTAGTTAAACGAAAGGAACTCTCATAATGTAATGTCGAAGTACCCGCTTGTTCACTGCTCCATGTCTCGCTGGATGACGAGCTCGTCTGATTTATCAAATCAGTGTCCCGTATGTGACTAACGATTGTATATGTTGCGCTGAACGCAAGTTGGTGGCCAAGATGCTGAGACAGGCCAACAAGGATGGAGTAGGCTTGGCGGGATTTCCTAGGTGGCTCTACAGGAAACACGGTGAGGTTGTTGTCTGGCGCGTCCTAGCTGACGGGAAGCCAGGTCTGTCTCTGCCATGCGTCCTCTGTAGAAAGACTCTAGATCGTTATCATATCGAGTGGCGAGCTCATCTCGGGTCGACTTGGCATTCGAGCCGGGATGATGATACACCAAAATCTAAACCCACCATCAAACAAATGAAGACTCTCAAGTTTGTAGCTTGCGTGTAATACCCAAACTCTTTTCGAGGGCACTCTCCGCCCTCTTCAAAGGCTTTGTGCGCTTCAGCTTCAGCTCATCCGGCTTGGTGGTTGTATCATTAATACTCTTCAGCTTCGATTCAGCTGATGCATGAGATACTACACCCTGAACCCGATCCTGGAGCTCAGCCATACCGACGCGACACGTCATATGAATTTGGTTCGGCATCTGGACGAATGGGGGGTCTTTACACCCTCGAAACTCTTCAATTGTCATTGTACCCCCAAACACCTTGAGACACTGGCGCTTCGGAGCAGTCGGAACAGGCTCAAGCTTCTTGTAGACATCTCGGCGCATAAGTGTAATGTATTGCTGAATCTCACCCCACCGTGATGATGCCCTATCTATATTATATGCTCTTATACACCCCCAGGAACAGAATGTACCCATCGTAGTAAACCTCTTAAGCCGGTCATCGTATTTGAAGGGTAAATGTAATTCAGGTCCTTCAAATGGATGGCAACACCACCAACACCAAACCTCAGACATGAGTACTGAGTCTACTTTTTCTTTAGATACTCCACCACATCCGGATATTGTTTTTCAAGTCCGATAAAGTCCATCATGTGACCACATTGACTGTGTTTCTCGTGATATTCGCATATACGTTCCGGTGAAGGCCCTGGATTGAATAGCACCCAAGCACCCTCCTCGGGTACCCACGTCATCTTCTTGATGTATGGGTCGGATGGCTGAGTCTCATACACCTTGATGTCGCCAGTACGGTTATCAATCCACATTGTAGATCAAGGGTTCGCAAACTTTATACTTAGAGCATAGGCCTCTGGAATCAGTATGTTGCTCAGCATTGACGTGGGGATCAAGAACCTAGCGTTATGTGTCATTCACCCAGATACGAAGAAGATTCACTACTGGGACGTTTCAGGTGTCCCTCCTATGCATGCTGACGGGTTGTTCCCGTGCATGAAGCGCCACCTCGACGAGCGCGCAGCTCACTTTGGACCAGTGAGAAAGGTTATTATTGAAAAGCAGCCGGATAAGAACAGGGGTATCAAGTCGGTGGAGCACTTTTTGCACGCCTACTTTCTGATTCATGACAAGGAGGTTATCATCTGGGATGCCCGTCACAAGATTCCAGATGTTGTTGGGCCTGGTCGGGCTCAGTACATCAAGCGCAAGAAAACATCCATCGAGCGATGCCTGGCATTCATCACAGAGACCAATCCTGACCTCGTCCCGACATTCAATGCTTCCAAAAAGAAGGATGACTTGGCGGATACTGTGATGCAGGCTTTGTCATTTGTGAATGCCCGACCTGTTGCAGTTGCCGAGGAGAAGACTGCAACGGCCCGAAAACCAACTGAGAATCAGACTCGTACCCGTTACTCCAAGGCTAACCTAGCATATCTGTACAAGGTGGGTCAGACTGACACGGCTCGCTTCAAGAAGGACCTCGCCAAGTATTATTCGAATGTGTCAGAACTCGTTAAAGAGTTTAAGCTCTCGAATGATAATGAATCCTGATGGTGGGTTTGTCCGTCTGGTGGACTCTATGCCACGAGAGAATCTAGACTCGGCGATAGTTCAGGCTGCTCGGGTGTCTTACGGTGCTGGGACGAAAAAGACATCAGATGACCGGTCTCTGATTCGCTATCTGCTGCGCCATCAGCACACAACCCCGTTCGAGATGGTCGAGTTCAAGTTTCACATCAAGTGTCCAATTTTTGTAGCGAGGCAGTGGATGCGCCACCGGACCGCATCAGTGAACGAGATGTCTGCTCGGTACTCGGAAATGTCTGAGGATTTCCTCCTCAATGACGAGTTTCGCTTTCAGTCGAGGAACAACCGTCAGGTTTCGGACGATCCATTTCCTGAGGAGCTCAATGAACAGGCAAAGTATATCCAGACCTATGCATGCTTTGAAGCGTACACAGCCTACCAAAAGCTTCTGAAGTTGGGGTGTGGGCGCGAGCTTGCGCGCACTGTACTCCCAGTAAACCTCAATACCGAATTCTACTGGAAGATTAACCTACACAACCTCTTGCACTTTCTAAAGTTGCGGATGGATGTTCATGCCCAGAAGGAGATTCGGGATTATGCCAAGATGATCTGGGACATCATCGAGCCTATGGTACCAGTAACGTGTGAGGCGTTCAAAGACTTTCGTGTCGGTGCCATCACTCTGACTGCCCCAGAGCTTCATGCAATCATGGAGCGACGTGATACAGTTCCAGGTATTAGTGAGAATGTAGAGTTCCAGGAGAAAAAGAAGCGTATTTTTTTGTAGATGATTAGTAATGGATTACATGCAACTTGTTGGAAAAAGAGAGTACGCGAATCCTTTTGCTGCAGCTGCTGCAGGGGCGGCTGCAAAAGCAGCCGCAGAGGCGGCTGCAAAATCGGCTGCAGGAGCTGCAGCGACTGCTGCTGCCAAGTCGGCTGCGGGAGCTGCTGCGGGGTCGGCTGCCAAGACGGCTGCAGAGGCGGCTGCCAAGACGGCGGCAGAGGGTGCTGCAAAGGCGGCTGCAGGGGCGGCTGCCAAGACGGCTGCAGAGGGTGCTGCCAAGACGGCTGCAGAGGCGGCTGCCAAGACGGCTGCAGAGGGTGCTGCAAAGGCGGCTGCAGGGGCGGCTGCCAAGACGGCAGCTGAATCGGCTGCAAAGACTGCAGCAGAGGGTGCAGCAAAGACTGCAGCTGAATCGGCAGCCAAGACGGCTGCAGAGGCAGCAGCAAAGACTGCTGCGGAAGGTGTCGCGAAGACTGCTGCAGAGGGTGCAGCCAAGAGTGTAGGCAAGGAGACTGCCGCAAGTGTAGCCAAGAAGGCGGCTGAGTTTGCATCCAAGAATGCTGGCAAGATTATTGCGGGTTTGACCGCAGTGGGACTTGGTTTGTATGCGAAGGATAAGTTTAATGAGCTCAACGGTAAAAAGGTGGGTATAACCAAAACTGAGGCTGGCTCGACTGGAATCGGATTTGGCATCGGAGCCGACAAGAAGATTGTTCTGATGACATACGATCCTAAATTGAAGGTTCGTAAACAGGATAAGATTACGATTGTTGGGTCCAAGACAACACCCTCGATGGATGGTGAGTATGATGTCAAGGATACAAAGAGCGACACGCAGGTTGTAGTTGATGTAGGTAAGGATATTACTGCATACGCGCCAGGTGGTGATTTTACTCTGAAGACTACATTCGAGGCTCAGGTGTTGGGGACTATGGCTGACGCGGCTGGAGTTGCCGGTGAGGCTGCTGGTGAGGTGCTCGAGGCTGGTGGAGAGGCTGCCGGCAAGGGTTTCGAGGGTCTCATGAAGGGTCTTGGTATTTCTATGGATACAGTAAAATATGTCGGTATAGGTGTTGTTGTCATTTTCATTATATTCGTCATCCTGAAGTTGATGGCAAAGAAAAAGGCTGCTTAAGTCCACTCAGAGTCATTTGCCATTTGTGACATTTGTTGCCCCGATGGGATCAGATCTGTGAGTGGCGCAAGACCGAATGCCTGTGTGAATGGGCTTGATGCAATTGAAAATACTGCTGCAGAACTTGCTATTGCGAGTGGATCTCCACTCTTCACTGCGCTACCGAGCTGCATGGCTCGCTTGCCCAATGTAGAGTTCTTCACGTCATTCTCAGATGTACCTGGTACTGGAGCCTTGCGCTTGCGCATGGTCATATTAAGGGAAGGACCCTCGAGCTTGCGCAGATATACATCACTCTTTGTTACTGGACGCTGGTAAAGAGCTGCAGTGGCACCATTCTCAAATCCTGGTGGTGGGACGTGCTCACAAAGTGCCCCCTTAGGGCCTCCCACACCACGGAAACCGGAGGGGCAGGGTTTGGAGCATATACCCACGCTAGTCTCTGTCCGGCCATCATCGCACTTCATTCTGGACACACCAGCGCCTCGAGAGTATACATCACTCTTTGTTACTGGACGCTGGTAAAGAGCTGCAGTGGCACCATTCTCAAATCCTGGTGGTGGGATTTGCTCGCAAAGTGCCCCATTAGGGCCTCCCACACCGCGGAAGCCGGCGGGGCAGGGTTTGGAGCATATACCAATGGTAGTCTCTGTCCGGCCATCATCGCACCCCATACGAGATGCTGAGGTGCGCTTGTAGCGATCGCGAGAATAAGTCTTTGTGAATGTACGCCCAGCACCTCTGCTGTACTTATCTCGATTATATGTGTGTGCATCTCTGAAGCATGTGCAAGGATCATTACGGTATCCGGCGGGGCATGAATTTCCGCATTTTCCATTGTCTGAGCACTTTCCGTATGCGCATGCTCTGGCGCAGCATCCACCCTTGCCTCTCGAGTCTGATCCTCTCGTACAAGTGAGTGGAAAGGTGGTGTAACCAGAGTCGCAACCCTTCAGACATAGTGTCACACCATCAGACCCGTATCCAGGATTGCACTTTGGATAGCAGAATCCGACACCTAGACCAGTACCACGCTCTTCATTTGCGTCACACCCATCCTTGGCGCAGAAATCCACAGTTGTCTGTCTGTACCCAGCATCGCAATCCTTGTAGCACCACTCAGGAAGTCCAGGTGGGCTTGAATATCCAGGATTGCACTTCTTGTAGCAGATGAGTCCAAGGGTATCCTCATCAGCATTGCACTTGGGCTTGGTGGGAACCGGATCGCGACCCTGCTGCAATGGGCGAGTGCAAGACACAACATCCCCCGGTGTTGGCTTGTTAGTTCCTGGTGGGCACTGCTTTGCGCATGTTATACCACCTGAACCACCAGTGCGATCAGTTCCCGTGGGACAATCTTGAATACACCGAGTTATCCCATCCGACTTGTAGCCTGCCCTGCACTTGGGGTAGCACAAGAGACTTCCGGCCATTCCTAGTTCTTCGTCCGGGTTACACTTGGGCTTGGCTGGAACCGGATCGCGACCCACCTGCATTGGCCGGGTGCAAGACACAACATCCCCCGGTGTTGGCTTGTTAGTTCCTGCTGGGCAGTGCTTTGCGCATGTTATACCAGCTGGACCACCAGTGCGATCGGTCCCTGGTGGACACTCCTGAATACACTGAGATGCGCCATCCGACTTGTAGCCTGCCCTGCACTTGGCGTAACAGAATCCAACGCCTATTCCAGTACCCTTCTCTGTTGGCTCTTGGCACTTGTCTGAAAAGCAGAACAGGTTCATGTTTCCCATACCCTTGATCATACGCTGATTACGCTCTACAGCTCCAAATACATCAATCTTGTTGAGATCGCCAGCTGCAGCTTGAGCCTTGTCGATTATTTTGTTTGCTTGGCCAGCCAAGTATACTGAGGGATCGATGGTACCCGGTGGGCATGGATGATACATATTCTCAATGTCAAACACGTTCAAAATACCTCTAACGAATGTTCGTCCGAAGATGGATTCGGCAATGTCCTGCGCCTTGCCAATCTTGCAGTTCTTTGTGCCAGACTTTGTCAGGCAGTACTCCTCAGTCAGGTTGCAGGAACCAGTTGTCTCATTGTATGTGACACCCTTGCCCATATTTTCACAAGTGACGCGCATCAGGGATGGCCTAATCTCGCATTGATTTGTGGTTGTATTCCACTCTATGTACGATGGGTATTGTACGCTGAGGGGCCAATTCTTACAGAGTTTAGCTTCTGTATACCCACACTGCGTTTTACCAGGTCCAAGAGTTATCATTTTTCCTTTGTTTGCTGTGCACAGAACATCAATTGCCTTGTCAATCACCTTGTCCATCTCAATGTTGCTTGTGATGAATTCAACCATTGCATTACTGTCAAGTGCCAGTTCACCCTGGCGTGTCTGAGGCAGAGCCCTAAACTTCACCATTGCACCCTCGATGTACTCGTTGCCTGGAGCCTCCATCAGAGTGGTAATCTGAGTCCCCAGTGCAATCGAGTAGGCATTTGCACCTGATTCACCGAGCTTATCGAGGGGACCATACAACAGAGGATATCCAGCCCCAATCTTTTCAATCTCCTCCTTGAAAATACTGTCAATCTCCTTCTTCTGGTTCATGAGATCATCTTTGCTCGTATAATCCTGGAACCCTCCCAAGTTCAGAGAGTCCATGTAGCCCAGAGTTGCGTTGAATATAAACTCTGCTGCAGCAACGATAGGGGCTGCTGGTCCAGCTGCTGCGGCAGTGGCACCCTTGGCCGCTAGACCTGTGCCTACAGTTGTCGCCGCCTTTGTTGCCGCCTTTGTTGTAGCCTTGGTGAGCAAACGTGTTCCAAGAGATGCCATGAGATTGTCAGCCGAGCTGAGTATACCCTTCAGAAGGGCCTTGCTCCCCATCTTTGTTGCACTCCGCGTAAGAACCTTTGAAGCAATCTTCTTCAAGAGTAAATTCAACACCTTGTCGGAAACCATGTTGGCTGCAATGGTTGCGTAAAATTGGGGGTCCTTGGCCAAATTAGCTGCTATGCTTGTAGCTTGACTCGCAGCGGAGGGGGTTGCGGTAGTAGTCTGTTTTGCTGGAGCTGCCGGTGCTCCAGGAGTAGTCTGTTTCGCGGGAGCTGCTGGCGGTGCTGGTGCCCCGGGAGCTGCGGGAGCTGCGGGTGCTGCGGGTGCTGAGGGTGCTGCTGGTGCCGCTGGAGTAGTCTGTTTCGCTGGAGCTGCTGGTGCCCCTGGAGTTGCTGGCGCAGCCTGTTTTGCAGCTTCTTCGGCTGAAAAACTGAGATCGACAGCATCCTGAGCCTCAGACTTTACCTTAGCAGTATCGACTGGTTTAGGCTGCTGTTTCATATACATCCGAACCCCTATAGCTATTGCAGCTAGTAGGGTAAACAGCAGTAAGTACAAACTACCATCTGCCATCTAATGTATAAAGATATTTTTATAAAGTATGACATGGAGAAGTACCTGAAAGAACCTTCTGTGTGCCATGAGGAGATTTCAATAAAATATACTAATGATGGGATTAGCACCAATAGGATGAATTATGGATTCGAACCTACTAAAATGAATGATCTTCCTGCATTTTTGACTGAGAAGCTTGGAGTTGTCAGATATAATAAATTTTTGACTTATTTCAAGCGTGAGATTGAAGATCCTCGTACAGATGAATATATGATGATTGGTTATGATGGACATGACTATGAACTTTATGTAGAATACGAGAGTGAAGTAGTAGGTGAAATTAGATCCTATGATATTGGTAAGGATGCAGAGTTTATGTACTCTGTAATCGACCCTGACATTTACAGTAATGTGTACACGTATCTTGAGAATGCACTTCCTTACCCCATGTTCAATGAATTTTGTCGATTTTTACCGGTTCGTAAATGTGAAACTATTTACTCTAAGCTTTCTCCTTTGCATAAATGCATCTATCTGTTTCGTCCTAGAGTTTTCCCACAAGTCAAGTTTATCAAAGAATTGCTGATGAGTGCGGCTAAAGTTGTAAATGTGAAGAGCATCGACCTAGATGACAGTATGTATCTTTCTTTTGTTGCTATTGGTATTACTCGCGATGATACCCCAGAGCTCGCCTATTACTTTAGGCGGGAGAGATCTCAGCGGGTGGTGAAACCTGCTGTATATCAGTAGTTGTGTTTTCTGGAAGAACGTTTACAACTGGGCTTGGCACCTCTGCTGGGGCTGGGCCGGGGGGTTGCTCGTTCATTGGTGGGGCTGCATCAATAGCTTTCGCCTTCCACATTTCAAACTCTTTGTTGAGCTTGCTGTATTCGGCAGCCGTCTTCTGATCAAACTCACCCTCCTTCGATTCGTTCCCTGGTATAGATTTCAGAATTAACATCTCAGCCTCCATCTCACCGGCTGTCTTGTTGAACTCTGTTGAAAGCTCCTCAATATTCATTTCAGGTTTGTACTCTGCGGGCTTGTACGAGCTCTTGCTCTTGCGTCTGAAGATCATCCAGAGAAGAATCACAGCCAGAACAAGTCCTAAAGCCAATCTCCACATTTAATACACGGCAAGATTAAATGGAGGCCATAATAACGAAACCCTTTTTCGATGTTGGTGGTCGGAAGTACATCTGCCTGAGAATAAGCGAAAAAGTGATTCAGGTTAAGGTTCCATTCAGGTATAACCGGGTGATGTGCCGTGTGAACGGGCTGAGGCCCGTCCAGGACTTGGGCACTGGCGAGTATGTCACGGTGGTTATCGAGAATAGACGTTGGGACGGAGATGTGTTCCCAGTACTAAAAGAAATCAGCTGCTCTGATAAGTATGTTGAGTAGAACTGGGTACATTACAAAGGACCTGCCAGACATAAAAAAAGAGCTCACTGTAAGGCCAATCGAGAATGCGGTCGGAATTCGACCACCATCCTTCAAGGTTTTCAGATGTGACACCAAAGGGAATATGTGTGTACCAAGATATTACGGAACGGAACGATTTGGAAAACCAGTTGATAAGCGGCCAGAACCAGCACGAGCAACAATCAACTTTACCGGGAAGCTACGCGACCAGACGCGCCAGAATGAAGCTATGGATTGCTTCAGTCGGACGGAAAGTGGTGGGGTTCTTTCACTCCCTTGCGGGTTTGGAAAGACCACAGTTGCACTCGCGATTGCGGGAAGGCTGGGAGTTCGAACAATGATTGTTGTTCACAAAGAGTTTTTGGCTAATCAGTGGCGGGAGCGCATCAACCAGTTTTGCCCGGGCTCTACTGTAGGTATAGTGCAGGGTGATCGCTGCGAGCTTGAGTGCGACTTTGTAATTGCGATGATCCAGACTATGTGTCAGAGGGAGCATCCCATAGGGTCATTCGACTCTGTAGGTCTCCTCATTGTTGACGAGGCTCATCACATAGGTGCACCAGCCTTTTCCCAATTTATGTTCAAGCTCTGCCCCAAGTATACACTTGGTCTGACTGCAACCCCAGAGCGAAAGGATGGACTTACCCGTATCCTCTACTGGTTTCTAGGGGCTTCGTTCTTCACGGTGGAGCGTGAGAATCAGAAGCATGTCGAGGTTCGGAAGCTGTCATTCGACTGTGAAGAGTTCAATTCTGGTCCACCAATCAACCGCATAGGCAAGGTGTCACTTGTCGATATTGTCAACTTGCTGGTGGGCATTGAAAAGCGGAACAAGATGATTCTGGATACCGTGAAGGAGTGTCTGGCTGAAGATCGGAGGGTTCTGATTCTGACTGATCGCAGAGGTCACTGCTTCGAGATGCACGAGGCGCTGCCAGAGTCTGGCTTGTATATTGGTGGTATGAAGGAGAAGGATCTCGAAGAGTCGAGTCGCAAGAAGGTTATTATAGCCACCTTCAGCCAGGCTCACGAGGGTCTTGACATTCCATGCCTTGACACTGTGATATTGTCCACCCCTCACTCTGATGTGAAGCAGGCTGTCGGCCGTATCCTACGAGAGACCAAGGGGAAACAGAACCATCCAGTAATCTACGATATAGTAGATCATTGGAGTGTCCTCTTTGCGATGTGGCAAAAGAGACTGAACATGTATCGCGAGTCTGGTTTTGCATGTGAGAAGGAGCCTGAACAAAAGCTTCAGGGGTGTCTGTTTATTTGAATCCATCGATGATTGCCATGAAAAAAACTCCTATGACAAAAAACATTACTAGATAATTGCATTCCGTTACTTCACCAACTGGACCTGATTTGTGAAGCACCGGTTTGTATCTTGTGGGTGGCGGACTGAAGTCAACTGGTGCATATGATAGCATTTAAATTAGAGGAGATTTTTATAGCGTCACCTCCTTCTTTTTCTTGGTTGATCGCTTGCGGCCCACCGACTTGATTGTCACATCCTTCGTGTCTGATGTGATTGATACAATGTCGGACAGGTCATCGTCTGAAGGCAGCATCTGAGCTGGCTGAGTTTCGCGAACAACTGGGCGAGAGTTGGCTGGTGGCGGTGGCGCCATGAATCCAGTCATCAGAGAGCCGAGATCGATACCTGGGCCACGCATCTCGCGACGGCCATTCATGTCCCGGGGAGTTGGTGGGCGCTCACCCCCCTGAGAGTTCTGTGCGGCTGTTTTCTTGATCGCATCCATCATATTCTGAACCAGCTGAGGGTTGTTCTTGAGTGCGTCACCGCTCGAGATGCCCGCCTGCTTGAAGATGGACTTGCTCAGATGGAACATCATTGCTGAGCCACCCACCATCATCAGAAGCTTAATCTCTGGTGCAACCGCCACCTTGTTCTTGTATTTGGCGTGCAGCTCCTCAAAGACAGTGTCATAGTCATCCACATTCTCCATCATATTCTCGGACCATCCATCCAGCTCGATGTCGAATGGATCGTAGCGCTTGTTAAGAAACTCGAGGCCAGTCACGCAAGCGATCATCACCCGACGAGCCACCTTGACAGACTGATCAGTCTCAATCTGGTACATGATGCGCTTGTACTCGGTACGGATCTGCTCGATATCCGAGTAGGTGGAAAGCTTGCCGGATGTCTTGAATCCCTTCTTCTCGAGGCGTGCCAGCTTGTTCAGGAGGTCCGCCTTTTCATCCTCGATGGATGTGTAGCCCTCAGAAGGCTGGGGACCCATGGGCATCCCACCACCCATGCCCATACCTCCTCCACCCATGCCCATACCTCCTCCACCCATGCCCATACCGCCTCCACCCATATCAAACTCATCCTGGGGTGGCATGCCCCCGTCCCACTCCTCAGGGGGTGGTGGACCCCCGCCAGCTGAACGCTTGACTGGGTTCATGAAAGCATCCATCGAAGGATCCATCTCGCCATAGTCCTCCATCGGAGTCTGAGGCATGGTCATCATGGGTCGCATTGGGGGACGGTATGGCGGTGGCTTTCTCATCGGAGGCTTTCCGACAGGGATTGTGCGCTGGATGTCAATCTCATCCAGTAGAGCCCGCTCATTTGCATCGAGTTCCATCGTCAACCCAGTATCTTTAGTAACAACTACGTCAGCCATCTGACACTTTATAAGAAATGAAGCGACTGGCTTTAACGCAAAAATAATGTCGACTACTAACAAATGGCTTTGCTCAACCGTCTTCAACGTCAGACTGGTATGTACATTTTGATTGCTCTGCTGGCTCTTTGGCTCCTGTCCAAGATGATGGGTAAGAAGAGCTATCTGTATGACCAGCGCCGTCTGCGTCCAGTCGACCTGGCTGCCAAGTATACTCAGGAGGGTGACCTGTTCAGCCTGCCCTACAAGATGGAGTGCACCCCAGGCATGTTCTCCAGCACATCGGCAATGTCAATGGGTCTGACCCCAGGTGGCATCTGCGGCGACCAGGACATGATCCGTAAGCAGATGAGTGAGTACAGCATCGACAGCGGCATCGGCGGCGGACTGCTGGAGAAGTTTTAGATTCACATAGTAGATGGAGTATCTCCTGTATGTAGACTCCAGAAATCGAGACACCTCGTTGTACCCCTCCGGGAACAACTACGTTCTAAACTTGGTAACACCCATACGGAATGTATCACGTGTAGAACTCATGTTTGCAAAGGTCCCCAACACAATGTACAATCTTAACACCCCTAGATTCCTGACATATTCAAATGCGGTATCGTCATCCAATCTCTACTTGCCATCAGGCTTCTATTCCGCTGATCAGCTTTCGAACACTCTGACGGTTTCCAAGAATGTACCGACACTGACAACGAATGTACTGCCTGCGGAGGGGAAGCTTCTGTTCATTTCAACAGACTCCACCTTTTCACTGACCCCACTGACTGCAGAGGCAACCAGGCTGACGGGAATCACAGGAACTCTGAACTCGGCTGCAGCCTCCACCTTTCCAGAATATGCAAACAATACAGTTTTTAGCGGAAAGTACCTCATCAAGTCATCTAATGTTATCAACACAGCCACTAATGAGTTTGTTTTTCTGGATATCGAGGAGTTCAGGACCACTAGAACTCACGATGCTCGAAAGATTGTGACTGTCACATCCACAACACCCTCCGGGAATACTATCGTTCGGCAGACTACAGAGTCGCCAGGAGTCGAGCGAGTTTTTGCCATGTTCCCTATGGATGTGGATCCAGGCAAGTTCAAGGTGTATGACTCGAATTCTGACACGTATATGAGTGCCGACTTTCCTCAACGAGTCCCGAAAGTGGCCAAGCTGACTGTTCGGTGGCAGGATGCATCAGGTAATTTACTGGCATTCAATGGGCTTGAGCAAAACTCGTTCCTGCTCCGACTCATATGTGATGAGGTTCCAGTGACACTGGAGCGCCCGGAGGGTCTCCCTTCACCGGTTGACATTGACAAGGGTCCTGATCAGAGAAGGATGATTATCATTGCAGTTTGTGCAGTACTTCTCCTTGGTCTACTCGTAATTTCTTTCATGAAGAAGAGCACCTAGATGTCTTCGTTCCATACTGCTGTAACACCGACGAGTGGTGTTGCACCTGTTCCAAAGGCGGCGAATGAAACAGTTTCACCCGGGAAGATAGATATATCATATGGTGTCAAATCCACTACGGCTATCGAGGTTGCCGAAATAACAGTCGAAAATATCTGTTTTCCACCTGATATTGTTACGTATGATGTGGGAGCCTGGACATTACTGGATACACACGAGTTCCCTCCAGTAATTGTCACACCCTGATCAACACTTGTTCCATCTAATGGGACAAATACGGAAGGACCAACTGAGTAGTTTTTAATAAGCCGCAAGATGACAATCGTAGAAGTGTTTCCACCATTGATGGCGACAGACAATGATCGAAGGTGAACAAATGCTCGGTTAGCTATTCCATTAAGACTGGTTGCATTTCTAATGGCGAGAGCCGAGGTTAGAGTAGTATTTGGTATAGCTGTAAGATATGCATCTTCAGACTGGAGTGGCCCGAGAAAGGTTCTTATACCCTCTACAAATAGCGCAACCGACGCAGTTGAAACCTTGCAGACGGCTGTTGATGCAGCGCTATTGTATGATGCCATGATGAAATTCATAGATGGGTTGCGAAAGTTTGGTTGAGTTGCCGTATTTGCATTCTGAACAACATGTACAAGATTGAATCTACCAGTCTTCGAATTGAGTACATAAAAAAACATATTTCCGGCACCCAAATACTGGAATTTGATTTGGAAGACGTTGAGTTTTGTGGGATCTATAGTCTGACCAGAGGCTGTTCCGGCACCATTCTGCTTGTCTTTGTTCCATGTGGTTTGTGGATACCATGTATCAACTGAATGGCTTCTGTACAAGACACCGAATGATGTTCCGTTGAATCCAAAGAACAATCCATCAACTGTCCTATCTCCAATTCCAACCAGTTGAGTGTTCCCAGCCGCACCAGCTGTAAACATTCCAGTAAATCGCGCCTTGACACCTTGCCCAGCGCGATATCTCAGATATCTCACGGATGTCAGAGTCGCTGAGCTGCTCAGAGTAGCCGCAGTAGTGACATTCGCCATTCCGTTGAACCAGCCAACCTGACCACCATTTGCTAGTGTATTACTTACGAGGTTGTTGTTGATACCATATATAAAGTCCACTTGGCATGTTGGTGTATCTTGTGAAACATCTACAGCTCCAAATGCAGTTCGCGGCTCAACCATAGTAACAACAAGTGAATTGTCTCCGTTTGTTGCTACTTGCTCATATATACCACCCCCAAGTGTCTTACCCCAAACGAATGACCGAGTATCCACACAATCCGTGTAATCAGTCATAATTTCGGTAAGTCGGTTCGTCTTCACTGCGATGCGAGCCTGTGGATGGAAAATAGTCTGAATGGTGAATGAAGTCTGGGCATTCGAGTCATTTATGTACACTACTCGAAAGTACTGGCACGATGTTGTTGTATCGAGTGTGAAGCCGTTTGAAGTTGTACTATCCACTGGCGAAACCACGTTTGATATAGCTATCCAGTTGGATGGGGAACTAGTATTGGAAAATTGAACCATGATGTTACCTGTCGCGGTCGGTGGCTGAATATAGTAACTCACGCTGATTGATGCGTATTGGCTCACCTCCTCTGGTGTACCTGTAAATGTAGCACCACCCGCGAGAGGTGCAATTGTAGAGTTGGCTGGGGACACGAGCGAATTCAGAGCTGGTATGTATGTCATCTCTAATACATCTATATACTAAATTATACTCCAAACAGTCCCGGTCCACAGGATTTGGAGTGCCATATAGTTTCTATTCATTGTGATGGAGGCTGAGCCGTCACACAGATTTGGGCTCGTTGTTGAAATTGTAATTGCTGATGTACCCGCTGTTCCTGCTTCATCTTTTATGATGAAAGTCTTGCCTGCTGGGAGAGTTGACCCGAGTGGGAGTGTCACAGTTACACCTGCGCCATTCACCCCTATATATACATCTGTTGATAGAGCGCCATAGCTTGTAGATCTTCCAGTGACTATACCTCCAGTCACTGTGAGATTTGTGCAAATTATGTTACCTGTGACTGTGAGAGTAGTAAGACCTGTGATTCCGCTCAGAGTCGCCGTCCGACCAAATATGTTGGACGTCTGGACAGAGTTGGAGGTGATGCTGTCGAATGTGCTTATGCCAGGGATGGCGACATTCGAAGCCAGGGTTACTCTTCCGTACTGGTCGATCGTGACTTGGGCAACTGTCCCCGCATCACCGTACATACCCGGTGTCACACCACTCACTGGTAAACGCGCAGACAACAGAGTACCAGATGAAAGATTAGAGGCGTTGAGATTTGATAGACCAGCTCCATCACCACTAAACACAATCTGCCCTGTCGATACTACAATAGTAGACCCTTTGCAGCAGCCTCCGTTCGAAATGCTGTCAAACATCTTCTATATTACAAGTAGAAGATGTTTTACGTTCATGCAGATTCAACGAATCGTGACACGGTACAATATCCACACGGGAATTCTTATACGCTTCATCTTACAACTCCAGTACAGCAAATTACAGGTGTCGAACTTATAGCAGCCAAAGTCCCCAACTCAATTTACAACCTAACAAATGGGTCGAATATTCTGACCATAGACTCGAGTGTTAATATTTCGATACCGAATGGCTTTTACTCTGCTTGTGGACTTGCCTCGGCTCTGAGTCTAGCTTCCAACTTATCAGTCAACTTTTCACAGGATGAAGGCAAGCTGATATTTTCAAATGTTCTACCATTCACCATCCAGGCTCAGACGGATGAAATCTTGCGAATGACTGGACTCGCTCAGGGTGTACAAAGTTCGATTGTGGCATCAACCGATCCAGCTTACTTGTCTTATGGTTCACGGAGTATCATCAGATCTGTAAATGTGATGGATCTATCGACGAATGAGTTTGTATTTCTGGATATTGACGAGTTGAGGTCCGTCAGGATGATTGATTCCAAGTCTCTTGTGAGTGAGACGTATGCAGGAACAACCATTCGATCCACCTTTGGTATGATTCCTATGGATGTACCGTCTGGTGGGGTGAAAAACTTCAAGGAGCAGACAGACTACAAACTGTCCATCAAGTTTGATACACCCATCTCCAAGATTTCACGGCTCACGATTCGCTGGATTGACAAGGATGGTCAGCTCATTAACTTTCAGGGGTTTGAGAATAACGCATTTCTACTCAAATTCGAGGTGAACGAGCCCAAAGAGCCTCCACCAGAGCCAGAGCCCAATTTGACGGAGCTCGAGGTGAAGCGACTCGTCGAGTCTATGCTCCCCCCACCCATGCCCGCACCCAAGAGGAAGATTCCTCGCATCTTCCTATATCTCGTTATTATGGCTCTTTTGGGAATGGGTATCAAGGTGGTATTCTTCAAGAATAATGTAACAGTACAGTAGGCATGCCATATTCGGCGACATACAGCATAGGATATGGGATCGGTGTCACAGAATTGGTGGTAAAGTCGAATGTGTACTCATCGCAAGCTGCGCCCCTGACCAACTTTCTGGGAGGATCACTTTTGAAATCAACCCCAATCACGGTAACAAACTTTACATCGACTGGTAATTCGATCATCACCACAGGCAATATGACCATGACGGCACCCCCCAGTCAGACTGACTTTTATGGGGGGTTTACTGGTAACGTAATCAACTGTTCAGAAATCATAGGAGGTAACGTAATTGGCCAGGTTTTGTCTTTGAACAGCATCAATGTGGGCACAAACGTCATCACCACCGGTAACGTCATAGCTCTTGTTTCTATAGCCAATCGATCAAATGCATACACCAACCTCATCTCAGCCGCAAACATCTATACGGGGACATACATAGGAACGGTGACTGGCCAGTCAGTCTCAACCCTTGCATCCCTGACGGCTCTGTCCACTCTGACAGTGGGTGGGAATCTCATAGGTAATGTACTCACAACCGGTACAGTGACTGTTACTGGTCAAGTCACTGGAAATATACTTGCAGGCTCAAACACTATAACAGCCATTGCGCAAAGTGCAACCTTCAACCAGTCGGTGGGTGATATCAGAGTCTTGGGATCGAACGTAGCACCCTTCCGGACTGCTGTGGTGAATGCTGGTACACTGATTGGGAGTATGACTGGATTTTCAAACAACATCACCACTTCGGGTGACATAACAACTGGGCTAGGCTACATAGGAGCCTTCAGGGGTGATATTCTAGGGAGCGGCCAATTCATCACCAATGAGTATGTGGGCAAGGTGACTTCTTCAGTCCCTATTACTGCATCCACTGTGACTGGATCAGTGTCCGCCAACTCACTGACAGCCTACACAAACAATCTGTCTGGTGCTCAAATATCATCAAACACAGCGCTCATAGGAGAGATTAGATCGTATGCAAACTCAATCATTACTGGTGTAGTCACAGCCAGCCAGGTTTTTGTCGCAACCATGTCATTCACTGATCAGATTACAACATCTGGTAATGTCACCGCCACAACCCTCGTAGGATCCTTCACTGGATTGAACGTCATAACATCTGGAACCCTTACAAGTTCGGGTGGCAACCTTTTGGGGAGACTGATAGGTTCGAATGTTGTTACCCTGTCTGACTCGGTTGTATCAAACACAGTTACTGGTACTATAGTCACGTATGCGAATGTCATACCAGCCACAATAGTCACCTCTCCGAACATAACCGCGGACTCTATGGATACCTTTACAAACACCGTCACGGTTACACGAGTCTCTGGGAGCTTTGTCGGACCCGTCTCCACATCTGGAATTGATATATTCTCATCAGGTTCTGTAATTGCAAAAAACTTTATAGGGCTGGTCGATGCTGGGTCGAACAGTATCATCACAACTGGAATTGTTCTCACGCAAGAGGGAATTCAGGGTAGTATTAACACGTTTGCCAATAACATCTCTACACAGGGTCTCATTACTGGTACATTTTTTGGTAACTACAATGGGATTGGGCCAATCACGAGCAATGCAGCCATGACAGTCTCTGGGACTTCAAATCTCTTCACTTTGTCATCGACTGGAACCATCTTTGTTCAGGGTACCATTTCCGGTAACTACACAGGGGCGGTCCAGACATTCGGAAACAGCATCGTTTCAACCGGAGGTTTGAGTGGAAATCTCATATTCACCCGAGTCACCGCATTTCAAAACTCGATCATCAATGATGCGGGCATCTCGTACGGGAAGAATATGCTCAAGTCAAACTATGGGAATGTAGCAAGCTATGGAAACATAGCTCCTATTCAAACCTCTATTGCACACTACTATTCGAATGTAGTTTCCCGTCAACCCTGGTGGTCCACAAGCAGTTCACCTACAGTCTCATATGTGTACACCCAGGATCAGACTGGATACTCGTCATCTGTTCTCATGCCTGATGGCAGAGTTGTTCTGGTGCCAGGTGCATCAAAAAATATAGGTATTTTCGATACAAAGACAAGCATATTCTCGAATCTGATTCCAACAGGTCTGACGCCATCTGCAGCGGGGTGGGGGTGGAACTCTGGGGTTCTCCTCCCCAATAGCAATATTGCATTCATACCAGGAAGTAACAATCACATAGGCATATATAATCCTTATTTAAACACAATTAGTCTTGGTCCCTTGATTGTAACTAATGACGCGTTCCGTGGTGGTATCCTCCTACCAAACGGTAACGTTCTATGTATCCCATATAACACGTTCAGCTTTACAGAGTTTGACCCCAACAATCCCTCCAGAGTTTTGAGGAATTCAGCGATTGGTGGTCCAGGAAACTCCCCATATCAGTTTTCTGGTACTCTATTACCCAACGGAAATGTCATATGTGCACCCCACAGTGGTAATTTTGTACTGTATGACTATCGTCAAGCCTTACCAGCCATTTCTACAAATTTGAATACCGTCTTTCTTCAAAAGCATTCGGGATCTGTTCTCCTCCCGACTGGCAATGTTCTGTGTGTTCCTACAGCAAGCGGATATAGACTGGGTCAGGTGTCACCAGCAGGAGTTTACTCGAATACAGTGAGCAGTGTATCTGGTAATGGATCATACCAGAATGCATGCCTTCTCGGACATGGCAAGGTTTTGTTCGGTCCAGGAACTGGGACGAACATCGGAGTGTATGATATCTACGCGGACACTCTCACAAACATAGTAATAGAGTCCGGGTATGGTGGTATTACTGCACTCCCCGATGGCAGAGCAATTCTTGCACCCAATACATCTTTGTTTGGGGTGGCATTGGTAAGCGGTGTGACTCAGCTGAACGAGCACCTGAGCACGAGCTCATACTTTAATAAGTTCTAATAACAGGATGCCATATTCGGCACAATATTCACAAGAATGGGGTAATACATTGTACACATCAGGAGTTGGATACTTTCCAGAAGTGTACAGTGGGTCGGTGTATCCCATTTTGGTTCCAGGAGTAATGAGAGTATCGGATGACGTATTCACAAATGAGCTTGGTAGGGAAGGTGTATATCTGACTTCAGGTAGGATTGATGCTGGTGGAAACAACATCGCAGTACAGTCAGTCACGTCCATGCTCAACTCTTGCGTATACTCGAGTAATATCACTGGCGCGACTCTCAACCTTGATTCTGCATTCACAACTGCCAATCTGACTGGTACATTCGTCATCAGTAACAACGTCAATACCGGCACCAATCTTCTCACATCAACCTCTGATATCCTCATCAGCCAGAATGTCAATACAAATAATCTCATCAGTAACGTTACCCTTTATGCGAATAACATGATTGTGGCTCGTAATTTCCTTGCAGGTACCATAACTACAAACGTTTTTGCCTATCAGAATCTCATACAGACAACCCAGATCACCTGCCAGACTATGATAGGTGATGGTAGAATAGGGTCTAATAATGCGGCATTCGCAGGGGCTGGTGTGTTTGGTTCAGCCTTTGGAGCATTCATATTCAACGATAGTATTCGCGGAAACAACTTGACAGCTGGTGAGGTGAGACCTTTTTTCGTCGAGGGCTATGCCAACACATTCACAGTTGGGTTATCGCGGGGACCAATGCAAGGACAATTTAACGCAGGCTCGAACAGCGTAACAACAACAAGCGGACTGACTGGTCAGTTGGCGGTGGCAAATGCTCGAGTTGGGTCGAATAATGTTGTATCGGGTGGTAAGATCTTCGCGAACAACTTTATTGGCGGGATCATAGGGTCTAACACGGTGACGTCTCAGGGTGGTGTATCAACCAGTGGCGAATCTGTTGGGGCTGTCACCGCCTTTGCCAACAACATAAATGCAAATGGTACTTTTGCCGCGACTCTGTTTATAGGAGCTCTGACAAATTCAGGACTCGATGTGAGTGCCACAAATGTTTTTGCGCAAACCATCAATGCAACACAATTCAGAGGTGGGTCTAATCTGCTCACCATGACCGTACTATCATCTTCAATGTCCGGTACTATGAACTGTGGCTCAAACAATGTGACTCTATCGACCGGGAACGTCACGAGCCAGAGTTTTTACGGAAACGTATCGGCTGTGAATATGGTTGTCAGCAACGTATCATCATCTAACATAGTGGGTCGGATTATAGGGTCAAACATCATATCGGTTGACAACTTCAAGGCGTCTAAACTCATCGGTCGAGCAGAATCTGCGTCAAATATAGTTACAACAGGAGCTATATCCGCTCCACAGTTTCAGGGTGCACTGCAACTCTTTAACAACACCATGTCTGCAACTTCAGGTAACATCTTCGTGGGGACCCGTATCTTTTCTGCAGATGTTCAGGGGTATACCAATAGTTTTAGCGTAAAAGCTGTAGTTGCCGGAACGTTAGAGGGTGCGATCCTCGTCTATACAAACACTATTTCATCCACGTCTCTGTTTGCAGGTGGAAATATCATTGGTCCAATGAACTGTTTCACAAATACAATTACTACGTCTAATCTGTTTGCTAATACATACACTGGTCAATTCGTAGCAGCCAATGTATTTTCCGAATCCATCTTTTCAGCACTTTCAATCGGTCCAATCAATAATACCACTGGTATTCTCTCGACACAGGCTAACATCGTAGCAACTGACATGTTTGGTGGTATACTTGCTTACAACAACGTCATCTTCACGCAAAATACCTTGACATACGCATTCGACCAAACTGATATGGGTATCTTCATGCTACCAGACACGAGCAACGCGTCAATCATAGGGAGATCTCTATCGCACTACATCTCGAATGTCAACTCTGCTGGTGGCTTTTGGTCCACTTCATCGGCAACTCCCAAGGTGAAATTTGAAGCCTCGTCAAATGGTTGGTCTGGTGGAGTAACTCTCCCTGATGAGCGTGTCTTATTCATACCAAAGGATACCGACCGCTTTGGCTGCTACAATCCAAAGCTTGGAATCTTCTCAGAGCTCACCCCTAAGATGAATGCAGTATCACTTGCTAATATCTCTGCACTGATAAAATACGATGCTGGTGTTACAGTAAACTATGGACTACTTGATACCGGCAATGTCATAGGCCCTCCTCTCCAGTCTCTTCAGTTCCTTGTCCCATTCAACGGAAGTCCAAATGACGTATTTGGTGGAGTTGTACCTACAGTTACGGGTTCTATTACATACAACTCAATTACACCCAAATTTGTTCAGAGTGCCATCTTTCCTAATACTGTGAATTCGGGCACCCCAGCAAGCGTCTTTGCAACATACTCACTCCTACCTTCAATCACAACACTCACATTCACTGGTTATACTGTCGCATGCTGGTTCAAAATCTCGCAAGCTCCCGGTGGAATCAATAATTCAATCCGTCAAACAATATTTAGATTTGGAGGAACTGGAGCATCAGGATTTCTGTATCTCTTTTACACACAGAACAATTCAACCTATGGCACAGGTTTTCTAGCTGGATACGCAGTCAGGGACATTGGGCCATATTACGAAGTTACTGGCAATCGCCCAGCCCTGACGATTGGTGCGTGGAATCATGTAGCGTTCGTAGTAAGCCCTAGTTCCGGATCAACAACAACTGGAACTCTGAGACTGTATTTCAATGGTGTACAGCTCGGATCGACTTCCACATATTCACTTCTCATGAATTCATTCGTTCCGACTGTTCAGATTGCGGGGCAAGCTTTCAACGGTGAAATTGATGATTTTAGAATCTACGCAAAAGAGTTTTCAGCTACTGAAGCTCTTACTCTCTACAATACAACAACTCCATATAACGGATCCACTGTCCCCCTCTATCAACCTGGAATAATTGATACATCAATCTATTTTTCAAGTCCAGAATACTCCATTAATGCCGGATTAGTGTTCTATACAACATTTGACGGCATCACAACTGATGTCATAGGATCAAAGACTGCTACAATCAGCGATCCTCTGAGCGTTATAACATATAACACCACTACAAGCGCAAAGTTTAACCAGAGTATAAGAATTTCCAATGATATAACGAAGGTTAATCCTTATGGTACCATCAATTATTCACTTTCATCCCTGGCCATCACATCGAGTGGAGGATTTACAATTTCATTCTGGGGGAAACTCTACGCCAAACATACTGTTTCTCTTTATGGGTCTCTTTTTGGCTGGAACACAACAAATGCAAGTCCGATGTACTTTGACATTGCAGAAGGGTTTGATGCTGGTAACGGTCTAGGACTCTTGGGGCAGAACGGCTCACCCACTCCAAGCTCAAACACCACTACTATCATAACAGGAGTCGATCCAATTCTCACCTACTGGTATCACTTCTGTCTCACTTGCAGCACATCCAAAGTCATGACTCTTTATATAAATGGCGTAGGAACCTCGGCTACTCTACTTAATGACTTTACTATCAACAACATGTGGCTAGGCAGATCTGGTTCGGGAAACACAAAACCTTTCGCGGGTGAGATTGATGATGTGCGAATATACAAAGCTCGTGTATTTACTCAATCAGAGGTGACAACTCTGTTCCAGACTAATATCAAAGGATATACAGCCCCATATTATAATTATATAACGCACCAAATTGCATCTGGTCAGCAGCTTAATATCGGCCCATCAGACAACGCGAGTATAGCATTTTGGTTCAAGGATGCTGATAATCTTCCACCCAATAATCGCCAAAAGTGCATATTTGCATTTTCAAATACAGCATCAATTTCGAACAAGCGTGCAATGATCATGTACTATGGCTCCACAGCAGCAGGTTCTCGATACTTGACAACAAGCTATTACATACCACCAGCAGCGACCAGCTCGAACATCATATCAAATGTTCTGACAACTTTTACTCGTGATCAGTGGTATCACATAGGACTGACTTTTACAGGAGGGACGTCAAAATTGTTCATCAACGGTAGTCTCCTAGATACCAGAACATCACTCTTGAACGATTCGTTCACTTTCAGATTTACGAATGCCAACAACAGTCTGTGTCTGAACTTCAATACCAACAACCCTGACGAAGGAGAGTCTGGTAATCAGGCGTACGATGAATTTAGAATCTACAAGCGAGCTCTGAGCGACACTGAGATGTTTGAACTATATCAGACTGGTAGCAATTTCATCACCGCCGGCACAGACAAGTGGGTTGGTGGTGTCCTTCTACCGAACGGCAATGTTGTGTGCATACCGAGTACAAATGCGTATGTGGGAATCTACGATCCCTACCGGAATATCATGTCTCTTGGTCAGAATACAACTGGATTCAGTGGCGGTGTCCTTCTTCCAAATGGTAACGTTATGTGCGTGCCTTCATCAAATACATTCATAGTTGAGATTGACCCCACAAAGCAATCTCCCACCGCGACACTGAACATATCTCATGGATCCTCTGGGGCTTCTCCATACTGCTTTGGCGGCTGTCTTCTCCCAAATGGCAAGGTTGTACTCGCGCCAGCAAGTGGAAACGCTATGATCTATGACTACCAGACTCGCGCAGTCAGTAACGTGACTGGATACACAACAGGCACTCTCAAGTACTCTGGGGCTTGCTTCTCACCGACGGGTGAGATTATACTCGCCCCAGGATCAAACGCTGTGGCGGTTGGTAAAATTAGCCAGAGCGGTTCATTCTCGGTGGCTGCATCCATAGGTTCTAATTTATCAACTGCGTGCCCACTCGGCAACGGTAAGATCCTGTTTGGCACAACACAGACAACTGGTGCAGTGTTCGATCCGTATACTGACACCCTGACACCCGTACCTCTCGGTGGATCTTATTCAGGTGCTGTGCCTCTCCAGGATGGTCGAGGACTCCTCGTGCCAAACGGATCAATACTTGGTACAGGTCTACTGATCGGTCAGACACCCATGACGGCTACAGCAGCTCTTAGCCCGTATTTAAACAAATTGTAATAGTAGAATGCCTTACTCTCAAGTTTACAAGGCGAGATACCTTGATGGGTCAGTAGGGTTTCTTACTGAGAAAGCAAATGTTCTCGTGCCAGGTTTTTCAAATGTTCTGATGAACTCTCCTACATACATAGGTGGTATTGACAATTTAGACATTCCCACCACAGACCTGAACTTTATCAGTATGAGATTTACAGCACCAACAACCTTCATAACATCTAATATCACTCTAACTTCAAACATTATAGCTGCAAATCTGTACGCTTACACCAATTCTATAACATGCTCTAATATCAACTTCATCAACTACATCGGTACCCTACAGCCCTACGCCAATACAATGTCGACAGGTAATCTGATTGTCGGTGGGACTTTGATAGCGAATGGTCTGAGAGGAAGTACTTTTCTAGTTTCAAATGCACAAACTCAGTCAAATGCCTTTGCATTTCAGATGGTTGGTGCAGTCAACACGTATGCAAACAATATACTCACGGTCAACGTCTCAACTGGCACCTATATCACATCTGGAATCACTGGATCTAACATAATAAGTGGAAATATAGTTGCTTCCACTCTGACATTAGGACCTCTATTAGGCTCGAACTCGGTTACAACAAGCGCTCAGATAAATTGCAATGTTCTATTTGCAAATGCAACGAGTAACATGATTACATCACTGGCACAGGGATTTGATGTAGGTTTATTCGTTGGTAACTTTACACCATATACCAATTCGATATCTGGAAACGTAATTACAGTAAGCAACATCGTGGGTGGACCTCTGGTGAGCTATACCAATTCAATCACATCAACTACTATCACGGGTGGTAACGTCCTAGGAATAGTAACCACCTTTACAAACACTATTACTAGTACAAGCACCCTTACCGCTGCAACATTCCTGGGTGGTTTCTCAACCACCAATACCATTGTAACCTCAGGGACTGTGACTGGTTCGACGAGTCTAAGGGGGACAGTTCTGGGTGCCAACACTCTGTCGACTGTGAGTACCCTGACAGGAACAACCCTATTTGGTGCCATCAGAGCCTTTGCGAACAACGTATCTGCGGGAACAACCACCACAGCAAGAGAGTTTAACGGATCTCTCGACACATTTACCAACAACATCTCGGTCACGAATGTTTGGGCCTCGAGTCTGACGGCTCTAAATCTTCTCGCAGACAAGTCATTCTCAGCCAATCTGATCACCAGCAATATAATTGGCCCTATTGTATCTTACGCGAATACTGTTCAGACGGGATCGACTGCCATTGCTCAGAATTTTGTAGGTGACATCAATCTGGGGAGCGGTCCACTTGTCTCACAATCGACCTGTATCGCTTCAAACCTGATAGGCGGAGTCACCGCCTACTCCAACAATATTAACATCAATCAAACCCTATATGCTGGGACACTCGTCGGTAACGTGTTCGGGTCGAACAACATGGAAACTACGGGCCTGTTCAGATCTGCCGGATTTTATGGAGGTGTGACAAGTACAGGCTATGTAAGAACAAATGCAGACATGTCTGGGGCTCAGCTCATCGGAGGGATTGCTGGATCAAATACTATAACAGTAAATGGGGATGTGTCGACATTTAGCGCCAACTTTATAGGTGCGGTATTTACCACAAATGTGTTTACGCAAACCCTGATTGTTGGATCACTATCAGGAAATATCAGATCGTTTCAGAATAACATCACCACCACCAGCTTCATAGTCGCCTCGAATGTGGTGGGTAAGGTATTATCATACGCAAACACAATCAGTACTCAGACGAATGTGAGCTACGGAACTGACCTGTCTCGATCCGGTGTATTTCTGAGACCAGATACGAGCAACTCTGTATACATCAACCAGTCTATAACTCAAAACTTTAGCAACGCGTATTCGCAGCAAATGTGGTGGTCCACTTCTAACAATACAACCCCCGTATCGTACTACTCTACAAACGGGCAAACAGGGTGGTACGGTAGTGTCCTCTTGCCAGATGGCAGAGTATGCTTTGTACCGGACACAGCAAGATCGATTGGCTTCCTCAACATCCAGACTAATACCTTTTCGAACATAGTTCCTGGTGGTGATGGGATATCATCACTGGGTGGGGGGTGGCGTGGCGGTATTCTCATGCCAGACAGCAATGTAGTCTTTCTCCCGTACAGTAATGCATTTTTATGCATGTACGATCCAAACACCAACATATTGAGAAAGCGCCAATCACCTCTTCCGGGTCGATTCTTGGGTGGATGCCTATTGCCAAATGGAAATGTCCTGTGTGTACCTAATCAGCTCGGTTCTATTCTTCATGAACTGAATCCATACGCAAACATAGGAGTCGAACAAAAGTTTATAGGCGTTGGTAGCGGATCGTTTAATGGGTGCATTCTGAGACCAGATGGTACTGTAATTTTAATACCCGAACAAGACATTTTTGGGTATATATACAACTATGCAGCAGATGCGTTCAGTAGTTTAGTATCAATACAAGGTCTAGAAACTGGACCTGGATATTTTACTGGGGGGGTATATCTCCCGACTGGTAGATCATTTCTAATACCGAAATTCGGCATCTATTCCGCTTATGTTTCAGGTAATATTCCAACTGCTGGACCTATTATACCAGGATCAGCGTGGGGGTGCTTTGCTGGTAACGGCAAGGTGGTCATGTCCACAAATGGTGCATCTGTGACGGTTTTTGACATTTACTCTGAACAATTCTACACAGTTGCATGTAACGCTGGTTATATTGCACCTGTTGCAACTCCGTGTGGGCGAGTTGTATTCTCACCACAGACTGCGACAAGTGGGGTGATGGTAATGAATCTGCATGCGCAGACTCCCCCTTGTGTGGCACTAAGCCCTTATTTCAACAAATTGTAAATCTAACGAGTCACTGCGTACACAGCCTGACCTGGCTGAGCGATGGTTGCGCGAGACACACGCTTGGTCAGCTGGTACACCAGGATTGCCAGGATGGTGGTGAACAGAGCGCTCAGTACGTAGTAGTTGGGGTTGTTCTTGTTCACGCTAATCACCATGGAGATCAGGTAGCGAACCACATCCATCCATGCAATTGCGCTGGCGAATGCAAAGCCGGCAACAACTGCATTGAGGGACTGGGACTCGACCTGTGAGGCAAAATCCATCACAACGGGTGGCAGCTTGGGCAGGGTATAAGACTCGGTCTCGGACATAGACATTTAGTATCTACATAGAAAAAAGTCAGTCAAAAAGTTCTTCTTCCTGGATAATTTTTGTAAAGGTCTTGGTTGGTGGCTCTGGTATCTCATCATCTTCCGGTTCCCATTCACAGTACATCCTATAGTCATATCCCGTCACATCTTCGGGAATCCACTTTTTGTAATTATTCCCTGTGTAGCCTTCTATTTCTTCATTCATTCCCTACTTTGTCTGCACTATTTTTTAGCAAGCGCTCTGCTGGTGTATTAGGGACCCACAAACTCCAAGTGTCAAAGCACTCATTCATCTTCGAGTAAAGGTCCTCGGTTCCTTCATATCTCGTAAATGGCTCATCCGAGTCATCCACCACCTCTAGCTCCTCGTCTGACTCAGAGTCTTCGTAAATCTCAGGGTACAAGCTGCCAAGCTGCCGGCCTGTGACGTGGCGGATGGCAAACTTGAGTCCGTACTCCACATCCTTATCCGTCACAGTGTTACGGCCACAAGCCTTGCAGTAATGAGCAGCCAGGACGGTGGCCGACTCCATCACGGGTAAAATGATATCATTCACAGCATCCATAAAGTTGTCCTCCATGTATATACATGGTGAAGATTTCCTTAGTTATAGTAAATGAGCGAGACGCTCTACTACGGCAATAAAAACTTGGCTGGCCTGAGTAACGTCACAGCGTCAGCCTTTTATGGTACATTTGTTGGTTCAGCATCCCAGCTGACTGGCATTCCAACAGGCCCAACAGGACCTAATGGCGTGACAGGCCCCACCGGCTTCACTGGCCCCACCGGCTTCACTGGTCCCACCGGACCCACCGGCTTCACTGGCCCCACCGGCATCACAGGCCCCACCGGCTTCACAGGCCCAACCGGACCCACCGGATTCACTGGTCCCACCGGACCCACCGGCTTCACTGGTCCCACCGGCTTCACTGGTCCCACCGGCTTCACTGGTCCAACGGGACCAACTGGGTTTACCGGTCCTACTGGCTTCACGGGGCCGACGGGCCCAACGGGCTTCACAGGGCCTACAGGATCAACAGGGTTTACAGGTCCAACTGGCGCAGGCTACGGACCCTACTCGACTCCTGCAAGTACTGCTCTTGTCACAACTGCTGGAACAGCCGGAGTTGTTATACCACTCAATTCATTCACTGTAGCAAGTTCAGCGTTTACAGTGGGTCAGAAGATTCAGGTTTATCGCGACTCTGGTACGTATTTTCAGGGCACAATCACCACTGTAACACCTGCTACAAGCATCACAGTCACAGTTGATTACTCCACCACATCCGGTTCACAGACTGGAACTTGGACCGTGAGTTTGGCAGGATTGGTGGGCATAACTGGCCCTACGGGTCCTGGTTACACTGCTCTCACATCGACAACATCAGTGACTAACTCTGTCGCTGTGGGTAAGGTGTTCACCGTGCAGACCAACTCTTCATCATCTGCATTTATTGTAGGTAACCGCATCAGAATCATCAATTCAGCCTCCAACTTTATGGAGGGTATTATCACAGCCTATTCCGGAACTACACTTACCGTCACAACAGACTATGCGGTGGGTGGCGCTGGTCCTTTCACTTCATGGACCATGTCTATCGCCGGAGCTTTCGGTACTACTGGACCCACCGGTTTCACGGGACCGACGGGTATTACTGGCCCCACAGGTTTTACTGGTCCAACTGGCCCCACAGGCTTTACAGGACCCACCGGCTTCACAGGGCCTACAGGTCTAGGATACGGACCGTACTCGACTGCTGCTGCAACATCGTTTAACCCAGTTGTTGGTTCGTCAAACACAATTACTCTCCAGTCTTTTACTGGCTCAGCCTACGCAGTCAATCAGACTGTGCGCGTGTCAACGAGTTCAACTGTGTTTTTCGAGGGTACCATTACATCACAAAACTCAGGAACAGACATTACAATTTCAGTAACATACAAAACCTTTGTAGGAGTACAGACTGGTACTTGGAGTGTTTCTGTTTCGGGAATAGCAGGTTGGACTGGACCTACAGGACCTACTGGTTTCACGGGACCGACAGGATTCACCGGTCCAACAGGCTTTACAGGACCGACAGGACCGACAGGATTCACCGGTCCAACAGGCTTTACAGGACCGACAGGACCGCCAGGAATAACAGGTCCAACTGGAGCTGGATATGGTCCTTATTCAACTGCATCGACTTCGTTTTCTCCAGTTGTTAGCTCTTCAAATAACATTACAGTTACTTCTCTCAATAATTCAGCTTTCGCAGTCAATCAGCAGATTCGTGTAGCCACGAGTTCAACCGTCTTTTTCGAAGGTATCATCACTCTGATAAGTTCTCTCACCATCACTATTACTGTAACTAATTCATCATTTACTGGTACACAGACTGGTACTTGGTCTGTTTCACTGACTGGATTGGTGGGTGTAACAGGACCGACGGGATTCACAGGACCGACGGGTTTCACAGGACCGACTGGCCCAACTGGCTTCACAGGACCGACGGGTTTCACAGGCCCAACTGGCTTCACAGGTCCTACAGGTTTGCAAGGCCCGACTGGCTTAACAGGCCCACAGGGCCCACATGGTGCAGTGGGTCCACAAGGTGCAGTGGGTCCACAAGGTGCAGTGGGTCCGCAAGGTGCAGTGGGTCCACAGGGTGCAGGTGGTCCACAGGGAACAACTGGGCCAACTGGAGCTGGCTATGGACCATACTCAACTGCATCGACTTCATTTCTTCCAGTTGTTGCATCTTCGAATGTCATCACTGTAACATCAGCAGTTAGTTCCGCATTCGCTGTTGGACAGAATATTCGCGTATCATTATCTACAACCCCAGCAACATATTTCGAAGGTCTTATTACTCTCATCGGTGGTGGTACAGCGTTTACTATTACTGTCTATTACCGGAGTTTTACAACTGTACAGACAGGAACGTGGCGAATAGAACTCACTGGGCAGCAAGGGGCTCAAGGTCCACAGGGTGCAGGTGGTGCACCGGGTCCAGGTGGTCCAGTTGGTCCACAGGGTGCAGGTGGTCCAGTTGGTGCACCGGGTCCAGGTGGTCCAAATGGTGCACCGGGTCCAGGTGGTCCAAATGGTGCACCGGGTCCAGGTGGTCCACAGGGTGCACCGGGTCCAGGTGGTCCAAATGGTGCACCGGGTCCAGGTGGTCCAAATGGTGCACCGGGTCCAGGTGGTCCAAATGGTGCACCGGGTCCAGGTGGTCCACAGGGTGCACCGGGTCCAGCTGGTCCACAGGGTGCAGCACCAACATTCGCATCTTTAAATGCTGTACTTTACAGTAGCGCAGCTGCACCAGGTACAGCCACCGCTAACAACACAAGACTGAGATTTGATGGAACTACACTCACATGTAATGCTGATATCATCGCATACGGTGGTATTTCTGATGATCGCCTCAAGGTTGATCAACAACCTTTAATGGATGGTCTTGCAAAAATCTTACCACTGAAGACTTTTACATATTACTTTAACGATCTTGCTCGCAAGATTGGCCTTCGTGGATGCTACCAGCGAATGGTTGGCATGAGTGCACAGGAGGTGCGAAGTGTCTGCCCAGAGGCTGTTCAGAGAGTCCCAGGAAACGAAGAATATTTTATGTTGAAGTACGAGCGTTTGATTCCTCTTCTCATCAAGGCTCTGCAAGAGGAGGTGCAGAAGCGTGAAGAGCTTGAGAAGCGAGTATTTATTCTCGAGAATAAGTAAATGGGAGTCATTGCTCCACAATTAACGTTAGAACCATCAGGTGTACAACTCTCAAATGTATATCTCGGATTTGGTCACCAACCAATTCAAATCTCAAAAACATTCCGTGATACAAGCTTTGAAACTGATGCACCTGACTATAAAAAATATCGCATATCGGGAAACTTGTTCATAAAACAGAAACAAGAAGACTTTGATTCTCCTCTTACATATTTCATACAATCATTTGTGGATGATATACCGTCGAATCCATACGAACTCTTATATTCAGACCTCAAAGAAATGATCCCATCTACTGTAGATTGTTGAACAGCATCAGTCCAGAGCCATTTTCAATCTTGAAGATGTTGTATGAGCGAGCATACACTCTGAAGTAGCTGTCGGATGAAGCTACCCGAGTATTGACGTTGATTGTCTGGCGGGCTATACGGCCAAAGTTCAGGTGACCTGTTGGGTCATCATTCTCGGGATCGAGACAGAATGAATATACGAAAAAGTTGTGGGTCGGGGTTCTTGTATAGTAGTCCATAGTCTGGACGTTGTGGAGGTACAGTGGGATGCCTATATCAGCTGATATGACACTCTGACCATTGAGCACAAGGCTCAAATTCTGCAGATTGCTCGAATACGAGTATGGCGTGGCATTTGAGTCTTGTATCAGAAAGAACATATCTTTGACGGGATTGGTAAAATTCAGATTGAATGAGATATTCGATGTCAGGGCTGGGATGGTGCCTTGGAAAAACTGAACTTGCTCGATAATGTACTCGAGAGGTTTGGTCTGCATGACTTTAGCCTCGTCATCCGACAGGTAAACATAATCTACTAGAAACTGTTGTTTGATTGGTGTCCGACCCTCATACGGCAATATAAAGTTGCCTGCATCGTTTGATTGTGCCGCAAATGTGTAACCATCTCTGTACTGAATCTTAATCTGAATAACCGTATCCTCCTTCAGAGCTGCCAGAGGCAAGCCTCTCTTGGTGAGAGAGAAGGGAACCACCACGTAGAATGACAATGGGCTTCTCGCAAACACACCCTTACCGTGAATTGTTCCCAGTGATGGCTGCTTCCCCTCCGGAACAGTCAGGTCATTCAGAAGCTCTATGTACTCACCATAGACTCTCTCTATGAGCTGTCTTCCACAGTACAGCTCTATGTGATCAATCATGTATGTACCAGCAGACTGGATGAAAGACAAGTTTGTTTCATCAAATTCCACCTTCAGGATGATTCGTGAGATGACATCTCCTCTGTGAGGAAGGACTGTCCATGACGTTCCTCCAAATCGAGTGTCCGAGTCTGTATCCACCTCGAGTGTCTGAACCTGGAACCTGGTTGTGCCATCATACTTGTTGAGAAAGTACGAGTGTGTAGCCTCGTTGGCGTCCAAAAAGTCTCTAAGAGACATCCTGATATGTTACCCCATTTTACTTTGAGCTGTTGAACAGCAGGCCCGCCAGGCCATTCTCCACACGAAGGATATTATAGTTTTTGGCGTAGATGACAAAGGTTCTTTGGGCTGCAGACGGATCAAACTTGACATCGTAAATCTGTTGGCGAATACGAGACATGTTTACATATGTACTAGGATCTCCAATCTCTGGGTGGAGAGCAAAGCTCTTGACGTAGACATTGCTTGAAGGGATACTGGTGTGCTTGTAGAGCGGCTCAATCACCTGGAGGACAGTAGAGTCATCCTCGAACGCCAGCTGTCCGTTGTAGTAGAGCTGAATCTGATTGACTGCGTTAGAGTACTGGAATACGCCAGTGTGCACCAGAAAGTAGAGTTCGTAGACTGGATTGACGAAATACGTTTGGTAGAGGGCACCGGAGGTGTTGGCCAGGATGACTGATGATGATTTCTGGAGTTGGGTGATGGTGTAGTCGAGCCTCTTCTCTTTGAAGAACTTCATCTCCTCTTGAGAAATGAATGCTATGTCAGCTAGAATGGTTGCATCGTAAAATGCTGGGAGTTTGGTGATGGTACTCTGCAACTCAGTCAGAGGCCTGAAGTTGACATGGAGCTCGACATCTTGGCGCCCCAGAGCCACCATCGGTAGAGAGAGCTCAGGTTTGTTGTAAAAGTAGAATGGTATATTTGCGATATAGGTTCTGGGATTGACACCTAATGTAGCATCCGACTTACCTATGAGGACGTTTAGTGCCGTCTGATTCTCGTATGGAATAGTCAGCTCATCTTCAATTTGTATAAACTCACCCGTGATCCGTTCGATGAGTTGACCACCCACATAGAGTTCGGCCGAGTCAATCATGCGATTCGCCACAGAGTCGACATACACGGAAGAGTTACTGAACGTGTTGCCTGCACTAAATCCAGCCTGAATCATGGTAAAGTTGGCTTCGACGAGCTGACTTCCATTTGCGTTATACGGGATGAAAATAGAGAATGAGTTGACACCGTAAAAGTTTGACAGTGCAATCTGGCCAGAGGTTTGGATCTGTGGCCGGACTCCATAGAGATCCTCCAAGTCGAATGGTGGGTTGATGGCGTACTCTGCCAGAATTGCTCCGGCGGTGATGGGATTACCAACTTGTGGTGGTGGGGCGGGCAACACCATATCTACTTCTTACTGACATTTTCTAATTCGCAAATGCGCTGATCAAGCACCTGAATAGTCTGGATAAGGTGGGGCACAAGTCTCGCCCAATCCACCGTCTTGAACTCGAGAGTGTTACTCACAGCCAAGGGCTCAACCACCTCCACCTCTTGAGCGATAAGACCAATATCTCTTGTGCCAGCCTTGCCTGGTTTGGCAATTGGCAGCTTGTCGGCCCACGTGAACGAGACTGGGTTCAGAGCCCGAATCACATCAAGCGAGTTTTCAAGTGGCAGAACATTCGACTTGAATCGGCCGTCACATAGATCCGAGAAACCAACAATATCATTCTGAGCTACGAGTGACCCAAACACATTCACATTGCTGATGATGTTCATAACTGTAATGAGTGGCAAGATGCCACCAGCGGTGGGTGGTGGCGCAATATTACCGTATATAAACAAGTCACCTGCAACCAACAGACTCCCATCTACTAGAGTCGGCATCCTTTCATATACAGAGATTTTATGCCCTGTTGCGTGGATCAAACCCCCAAAACACCATATTATCATAACTCGTGAATGCGAGATTTGCTATCGGCTTGCTGAAAGATTTGAAGTTCCACTTTTGAGTAGTCTGGTTATAGAAGACGGTCACGTTCTGAGCTGTAAGCTTTGGGAAGGTGAGCCATGGGATACTCGATGGTGACGTGAAATCAGCTTGAGAAGGAGAAAAGAACATGATGTTACTGTATGATGCTGGCTGTTGGGGTGTGCTGAGTGTCAATTTGAGTAATGTATTAGAAGAAATGATTTCAGCTACAGTTGCAATTCCGGTGTATCCCATCCCGAGGACATTTGCCCCGACTTGAATCGTAGCCCCAGTTCCAAGAACTCCGCTAATCTGCACGTTGGATTCCGTCAGAAGATTTGTAGTGGCTTGGGCGGCATATCCCACATAGACTGAATCAGATACAGACACTGGTTGTTGGACTGAAGGGAATGTGAGAGTTGCAGATATCGCGGCTGCGTTTATGGTCACTACATTCGAAAGTGTACCTATGAGTGAGCTGTTACTCGTCCTTAGCATACTGTAATTTGGTGTTGCACCTGTGACCAACCCACCAGAATTGACAGTCACGAGAGTATTCGAGATGGTGTTGGTTGTTACTATGGCGGAAGATGTCTGGAAAGTGACAATGGTATTTGTAAAACTGAATGGTTGTTGGGGCTCAAAATTACCAATCATGGTGGTTGTGGTGACATTAGACGGCGTGACCGAGCCGCTCACGCCAATCATGGTAAAATTTTTATTAATGACTCCAAATGTATTAGAAAGATTGAGTGTAGCACTAGTAATAGGAGTTGTTGTATATGACATATTTGAATATGGTGAGATGTAAGAAAGAAAGTTATTCTTGACGAATGGTTGTCTTGGAGGGAAGGTCACAACGAGTGAGGTTGCATTAGCTGCAGTGATATAGTCCTGACTTGGGGTCAGGATATTACTGACATACTGTCCAACGGACGCGAGTACATCTCCAGATACGGGTGTATAGGAGTAGACCGCGGTGGTGATGTTCGCAGTTTTGACCCTGGCTGAGGTGAATGCATACACAGTAAAGTTATTTTGGAAAGAGACTGGCTGTTGGGGAGGAAAGCTTAAATTCAATATGTTAGATGTTGACTCAAATGAAATCACATTCTGAACTGGACCCCAGTATGGAAGAATGTGACCCCCCAAATTTGTAGTTCCCTGTATATTCGCGTAGAGAATCGAGCTTGGGTCTGGACCTATAAGGTTGGACACAAGCATTTCAAGTCGAGACACATTGAGAGTTGAGACTGTTGCAGTTTGTCCACCGTTATACGTCACACTCAGATTCGAAAAACTCTGGGGTTGCTGAGAGCTTATAGTGACTGTCACATCCGACGGGTAGTCAGACATATTGAGCACAGTTGCCGTCCCGAATCCTAAACCACCTGTGAAATTAAGCACATCATTGACCGCCGGTACCCCTGTAGGGCTGAAAAAGGCGATATTAGATGTAGTGATGTTAACTGTCGATAAATTAGAGGTTGTTGTTGAGAAGAATACATTTACTGGATTGGTGAATGAGAATGGTTGGCGACTTGATACATTGACAGAGATTGCAGACGGGAACACGGTTGCGACATTGGCCGTGAATGGGAGACCATAAACGTTTCCGTAAGTAAGACCACCATATGGACCATCCGTAAACTCGAGAAGAGTGGTGTTAATGTCAGCCAAGTTGGTTGTAGCCACGATATTCGATATGAACATGGTACCTGATTCACTGAGAGGCTGCTGTGTGATGATATTAGCAGATACAACAGATCCACTCACGCTCGCTACATTAGGGGTTGATGTCACGTTGAAAGTTGTATTGGCAAAAAAGATATTCATGCCTGGGAAGATGGAGTTGGCTATGAATGATGGAGTCGAGGTGACTGTAAACTGAGTCTGTGTAATGTCTTCTGTTGAAACGTTCGAATAATTTACAAAGGATAGAGTATTAGAAATAAAAGAGGTTGGTGGCTGAGACGTAAAGTTGAGTTTTCCATCTGTCGAATTGTATATATTTGCAGTTACGGTGCCGGACAGTCCAGTGTTGTACACGAGCATACCATCAGTCAGTGTCTCGACATTACCTGTATATGTGAAGGCGAGATCAGTCACTGGATTGGTTGAATACGTAGTGGTTATATTCGAGTAGTAAACAGTCTGATTGAATGACTTGGGTTGCTGGGATGTAAGTTTTACGTAAATCTCAAATAGGCCACCTCCATACGAGTTCACTATGTTCACTACATTAACCGCTCCAGTGTATCCAGTGTTAAACACATTCATCCCGTTAACTGGGGTGACATACAGAGATGTCACTGGAGAGAGAATAGCGTTAGTGATGTTTTCTGTTATGGCATTGGCAATACAGTTTGCAAAGTTGATATGCGTCACAGTGGTGACTGGTTCAACATATTGCTGGGTAATCAGATTGGATACAATATATTCCGTGTCAATAACGTTAGATGTCCTGACCAGACCAATGTAAGGGGTTCCGTATATGAACATTTCACTGTTCAAAGAACCTTGAAGGTTCGATAGAGCCATGGCGACATTGGAGATTTCGTTATAGGTTGCAAAGATATTGGAAGGTGTCTGTTGAGCATTGACGATGACGTTTGATCCATCTGTAAAGTTGAATTGGATACTTGGTGAGTATCGAAGAGTCTTGATCCATCCTGGCCCAGGTGTGTACACCGAAGGGAGATTCACCTTGAGAGACAATCCGCGCAAAAAATCACCCTTGTAAGGGATTCTGCAAATTGCGTTTCCACCGGACGCGAGTGGGGGATTGTTAAAAGGAACCTCAAATGTGTTGAGGAGAAAAGACGAATGAGACTTGTAAATCGTTGTAAAGTATGAAACATCAGGAGTACCGTTAATATATACATCCTGTACACCCTCAGCTGCTATTTTAAGCCACCCAGCTGATGACATTACTAATGGTTGCGCGTATTTTTTTAACAGTCAAAATCCCCTTTATAGTAGATGAACCTGCAGCTCAGGAGGTTCGACCCTACCAAGATTGCGGATGACAAGGTGTGTATTTTCATAGGAAAGCGTGGGAGTGGTAAATCGACTCTCGTGACTGACATCCTCTGGCACAAGAGACACATCCCAGTGGGTGTAGTGATGAGTGCAACCGAGGAGGGTAACCATCACTACAAGCAGTTTGTTCCTGATCTATTCATCCATGGGGATTATCAGAAGGAGACGGTTGAAAAGATTCTGGCTCGACAAAAGACGCTTGCCAACCTGAATAAGGTTCAGCCAGCCTTTCTTCTTCTGGATGACTGCATGTACGAAAAGAGTCGAATGAAGGACTTGTGCATCCGGCAGACATTTTACAACGGTCGACACTGGAAGCTCTTTTTCATGTTGACTATGCAGTACTGCATGGACCTGCCCCCGGACCTCAGAGGGCAGTGCGACTATGTATTTGTGTTTCGCGAACCAATTGTGCAGAATCGGAAGCGCCTATACGAAAACTTTTTCGGCATCTTCCCAAGCTTCGAGATGTTTGAGCAGGTGCTGAAGGTTTGCACAGAGAACTACGAATGCCTCGTGCTCGATAATACGAGCAAGTCAAATAAGATTGAGGATTGTGTGTTCTTTTATAGGTCTCCTATACGTAAAAACTTTCGGATAGGTAGTCCAGCAATGTGGAGGTTCCACCAGAGCAATTACAACCCCCGTCACGCTCAGCTCCCAGCAAGTATGGCTGAAGTCCAGAAGAAGAATACACCTAAAATAGTAGTTAAAAAGGTGGGCTGATGTTACATTAGATGCAGATCTTTGTAAAGACTCTGACTGGAAAGACTATCACACTCGAGGTGGATAGTTCTGACACGATTGCAAATATGAAGGCGAAGATCCAAGACAAGGAGGGGATCCCGCCAGATCAGCAGCGTTTGATTTTTGCTGGTAAGCAGCTTGAGGATGATCGCACCCTAGCTGATTACAATGTACAAAAAGAGTCTACTCTTCACCTCGTACTCCGACTTCGCGGCGGAGCCCAGTAAAAACTTTGACATGCAAAACTAATGGTTGAACTCGTACCAATCGAACCTTCCCGCCCTCAAGGGGAGACACAGAAACAGGAGCAGGTTATCCCCCCTCCCGTCCCTGAGCCACGTCTATCTGAAAAAAATAATGACCGTAATGTAGATATGGAGTTCTCTACAGCTATTCAGGATGTCATGGGTTCGGCCGATTTTGAGCCCGAGGAGATGACAATGCCAGTTGACGAGCGTCTTGTTCAGCGTGTTCGCAAGGAGAGCTACCGATCAGAGAAGGAGATTCCCGAGTCGGTAGCCACAGCATCCAAGAATCCATTTGGACTGACTGATGACCAGCTGCAGGCGGCACTTGCCGGCATTGCCGCAGTCATTGCATTTTCAAAGCCAGTTCAGGACAAGATTTCAGAAGTTCTGCCACAAGTTATTGGCCAGGGGATGATGAGCCAGGCATTCATGTTGGCTCTTACTGCAGTCATCTACATGCTTGCGAAGAAGTTCCTTGGCGGCAAGCAGTAGAAAACATATGAACTATAAAGTTTGACGCGATGGAGAGAATCAGTACATCTCCAGTCTTTCGGACAATAGTCTTGATTACATCATCAGGATCACGGAACGATACGGAGATATGAGGCATTATTTATTAAACGTCACTAGTCTCTAATCTCACCGTCACAAAAGGTCTTTGCGCCTATACCTTGGTAAATACCCATATCGATAGCAACCCTCTTCAACTCTCTCAGATTTTCCCAAAACTTGCTCGAGTGATCATACTCTGTCACCGTCATATGAGCAAGCTCGTGGAGAAGAACATGCATGACAGAGTTGAGGTCGCCCTTCAGGCATAGGAAAATCTCATGCCCCTTGTTAACATTGTATCCGACATCGCCTTTGGGTCCCTGCTTCTGCATACCCGTCAGAATCACATCCTGCTGAAGTTGTGGAAACTGTCCAGTTGTAGCGAGCTTCCTCCGCAACAGTACATATTTTTCACGCACCGCCGACAGTACTGCTGGTTCCCTGTGTGATATCAGCAGAGCCATGAGAATGCCAAACAGAATCAGCTTATTCATCTACCTTAGGCGTTTAAAAATAAACTGAGAGTAAATGTCTGAAATTAGACCAGTAGTCTTGGGTAACATATCACCCCAATACACAAGCTCAAACCCATAATCGTACAGGTTCTGAAAGAGGATATGCTTGTGGCAGAGAGGCTCCGGAATGGCGCCTTTGGCATAGTAAGGTCCATCTGAGAGCTTGACGAGAATCATCTCCCCCACCAAGTCCCGGCCTATGCTTGGCCCACGCTCGATGGTATTCCCGAGAGAGTCGGTCCACTTGCAGGGGAGTCTGAGTATCTTCTCCGAGTCTGGAACCACACCTATGAAGACACCCCCCACATCGACGCGATTCCTGATTTCACGGATGCTCCGACTCAACAAGTCTTGTGAGGCGAAGATGTACTGGAGTGAAAAGTTGTAGCAGAGGATATCAAACGGACCTGCGGGAGCTGTAGTCACATCACCAACCGAGAATTCAGCATCGTAGACTAGCCCAACGGCCCGAGTCTTCGCCTCTTCAATCGAGGCTGGGTCTGGGTCGACACCCCACAACTTCACCTTACATGACTTCCACTTGTGCAAGTCGCCTCCGCGACCACACCCTACATCCAGGACCTTGTCACCCTTCCGGCACAAGCTCTTGATAAGGTACCGCTTCGCATTGTTATGTGCGCGTCGAAGGTCTTCCATTTATTTGTACTTAAAGTTATAGAGTTCAGTATCTCTATATGGGTTCTCTTGAGAGCGATTACAACCTTCCAACTGGGCAGGCATTTGCACTGATTTCCATTGTGGGACCAGATTGTCCCCAGAAGAATGACAAGTTTGGTGTCAAGATTCGGGGAGTGTTTGGCACTGCTGAGGATGCCAAGGGTTTTGCGAAGCGTCTGCAGAAGGACGATGCCACCTTTGACATTTATGTTGTCGAGATGGGCAAGTGGCTGCTGATTCCACCCGACCGTGATCACATTGAGGATGCTCACTATGTTAATGACAAGCTGGAGGAGATTATGCAGGGTTACCGCGAGAACCAGCGCCAGGCGGCTTCTATGTTTGAGAAGCGCAAGCGTGACCTGATGGCCAAGGCGGGTGAGGGTGAGCACCCCTACATCGACCCCTCGGATGAAAACTCCAAGTATTACACCAAGCCAGATGTTCCACCAGTGCCTCATCCATCCGACTTTCTGGATGGTCTGCGCAAGGATTTCCCCGACCGCTCGGATGACGATCTGCGCCAGCTGGCTGACCTCAAGGTGCTCGACATTATCAGCAACCGGCGCAAGGAGCGCGAGCTCGAGCTGGTAGAGGCGGAGGAGAAGTACAAGCGTGATCAGGAGAATAAGGAGCCAATCAGCGAGAATGCTGAGGAGGTGGCAGTTTAATTCCCAGTATACACTAGATGGTTGCAGTTCAACTCGCAGTGAATGCGATTATTTTGATAATATGTATGTTTACACTTTTGGTGGTGTTCAGAGCGGTCCAGCAACAAGAGGATCGCTCACACTTTGTAGCTGCATCTGAAATATTCCGCGACGAGCCGCGAGAGAATCCATGGGTGGGTTTCCTTCAGGAACCCATGAGTTCAATCCGAGTGGGTGCAATTGGCGGTTTTGAAAGTTTTGAAAAGAATCTAGAAAAGTCGCCTATGTACATGATCCAGTAGTGAAGATGTGGATTGGTGACATTGAGCGACCTATGAAAAAACCTACAACAAGAGCTAAAAAAATCAAAAAGATTGTCTTCTTTGAAAACTCATCAAAGACAACTGTCTTTCGTGGTGGAACTGCTACTGGCTTTCTATAGCGGAGCTCCTGAGGTTGTGGAGGGGGTGGCGGCAAGTGGATTTCCGGCATTCTGTACCGGAGCTCCTGGTGGGGCTGTGGTGCGAGCACCTCGTCTGGCTCCGGACTTGGTGGAGGAGGTGTCGGAAAGCGCGTCATCGGACTCATCATCGTCTCCATTATCATCTTCACCCTGCTCACTTTTAACTTCGTCATCTGGTACAACGAACGAGTCATCCGACTCGGAATCCTCATCCAATTCCTCATCCGAATACTCAATCTCGGATGTCAACTCACTCTCGTCTGAATCATAGTCATCCGAGTCGAAATCATCCTCTACACGCTCCACGGGGACATAGCGGTCCGGTTTTTTTGTAATTCGGCCCGAACGAGTCTGCGTCATCTGGAGTTTCAGGGATGATATCGTTTAAGTATCTTGGTAGAAAGCGGACGCCTCTGACGAGTGCAGTGCTCTGTATGACATCCTCACACGTTCTGGCAAGATTGTCAGCTATTGCATTCAACTCCCCTTCGTACATGTCATCAGCTCGCTGAGTATACAACCCAATCTCTCGCAGATTCTCAAGGCCCATGTACAAAGCCTTTGATGCTACATCTGGGTCTGAGCGTATATTCGCCTTCAGAATCTGCATCTGATCCACAAACAGGTAGAAGTGATCTGGGGAGAGACCAGAAAACTTGTGAACTTGGTTGACATACGAATCAATGGGCTCATCTAGGCTTCTTTGATATGGAAAAAACGTCACGAAAAGAAAAATTACAAGAATCAATTTCAACCACATCTCCATCCTGGAGTTCTGCTATTATACTTGGAGGAAGATTATACGGTTTTCCGACAAACTCCTTGCAGTCATCGTCCAGACACATTTGGCAGATGACACCTCTCCGAATCCTGAACCAGATGTGATTTCGTCTGTGACTCTTGCCGATATTCTCGCAGAACCTCGAGTCGGTCTGGACACAGTGCGTCACATCAGATTTAGTCTTGAAGACTCTGAGGACGCTAGCAGTTGAGTGACCCTCCATATACTTGTTGATATGCTCCTCCAGCTTGGTAAAATCCTTGTTGAGCGTCTCATTCTTTGTAGGATCCTCCTCGGTCCGGACCGAAAACAACTTGAGTGTATCAAGTGCTGGCTCTGGTGGAAGTGAGGATACATTACCTGCAGGCGATACAGTCTTCCATGGACGATACGGCTCAAAGTCTGTGGTTCCTTCCCGCTTATGTGACCATATCATCCGCAAACCAGACCCAGAGTACACAGAAGCGTCAATCACCTTGTCCCAGTCTGTGCCTTCAGGGAGTGACAGTATAATCTGGTTACGCAGCTTGATTGCATCCGCCTTGGTGACGAGTAGGTCCGGCCAATGAAAATGCACCCCAGTCTTGATCTTGCCAGACACAATCCTGGTTGGTGTCAGAGCTATGAGACATCGATGCTTCGTCACAAGGTTCATCTTTGTGGCGAGACTAATAATCTGAGCCGAGTCAAGCTTGTAGTCTGCTTGATGATCCAAATCTACAAAAAACTTGAATGTGTCAGTCTTCTTCTCGACCACGTACAGTCTCTTGCCAGCGGCCAAGTCTTTGATGTATGCTTCATGGAATTCGTCTGGCTTATCAACCAGAAGGATGCCACCATCCATGAGCAGGTGAGTAACTGGCCCGATACTCACTTGCCATCGCCTAATCATTACTTTTATAGCGTTTTAAGTTTTTAACACGCGCCGCATTATTGAAATGTCATCCGAGTCGGAATCAGAATCTGGCTTTGGCTCTGGCTTTTTCTTTTCCCGCTCCTCCCGAATCTCAATCAAGATGTCGACAATCTTCATATCGGCCCACTCCTTAACCTCCTCGCTGTCAGGCTTCAGACCCTTGAGCTGAGCAAGCCGGTTTATAAAGTACGCCTTGTTCTTCATTTCTAGTATTTCAGAGAAAACGTCTGGCGATTTACCGAGTTGAGTGCAGTATGAAACTCTGGGTTCTGAATCACGTGTTGAGTAATCATGGGCCAGACTCGACGCTTCTGCATCCCCTCGAGCGTGTCAAAATCCATAAAGTCATTCTCGTCATATTGTTTCCGGAAGCACATCTGCTTCAGATCCATCTTCTTCTTCTCCTCTTCGAAGCGACCCACAAGTCTCTTCTGCTCGTCAAACGAAATTGGCATGTAGATTATGTAGACGTGGTATACGGCTAAAAAGTCATCACCGACCGTATCAAACTCCCTCTGGAGAGTCTCAAACTTGAAGTAGGAGTATGTCCCCTTCTTCAGGTTTAGGATGCCTCGAGTTTCCTCCTCGAGTTCGCGAACTGCACACCGTATAGGGTTGTACACCTCACGTTTCCGACACCCACCAGTCACAAATGTCCACTCCTTGTATCGCCTGTCATGAACAAGTAAGAAATGAGGTTTATCATCAATGAAGCTAACGGGAATAGCGATTGCTTTATGCTTTTCCATCCCTACTAGGGATTTATATAATTATTAATCACTCCTGAACGTGGGTTGTACGTCAAAACAAACACAAACACAATGAGTGCGAGCAAGGAGACCCAGCTCATTACTACTATGTTACATTTAGTTGCTGTACAGCAGACCAGCCTGGCCCTTCTGGATGCGCAGGATGTTGTAGTTGACTGCGTAGATGTATGGGGTTGGGGCCAGGGAGCCGGCGCCGAAGATGGTTGTGCCTGATGTACCAGTCAGTGGCACACCTGAGCCGAGCAGGGACAGGAGGCGGTACGAATCGATACGGGAAAAGTTGAGGGTGCCAGTTGGCTGCAGCTTGGCCGAGTCAAGGCAGAATGGAATCATGAACACTGGAGCTGGTGCACCTGGCTGGGCAGATGCTGGGTTGGAAAAGCCGAATGGAGTGTGGTAGTACTGGGGCACCTCGACCCAGTGGGGCAGACCACGATACTCACCCACATCCACACCGTTAATCTGCGTCTTGACCTGCTGGCTTCCGCTCGAGTATGGTGAGACGTTCGAGGCGATAAACTTGATTGGGTGGCTGAAAACCAGCTCTGCTCTGTAGTCGGCTGGGAGCAGAACACGCTGCACCTGCCAGATCAGCAGGTCCAGATCGGTGCTGGCAAAGTATTCGCGCTCAGAGTTGTCGAGGTACAGGTAGTTGGCCCAGGCCTCGTACTGGTAGCTGGCGCTGGGGGTGGCCCAGTAGATGCGGAACTCAATGTCATGGAACTGCAGGCCCACCAGTGGCAGTGAGCTCTGGTAATCCTTGCAGAAGAAGAACTTGAATGGGTACCAGGTGTTGATGATGTTGGTGCGGACTGAGCTTGCGTCTGAGCCAGTGGCGGTGCCGAGGAAGCGCTTGGAGTAGCAGTCACCCATGCAGACGGGTGCAATCAGAGTATTGAAAGTTTGATCCTGAGTGTCAATCAGCTGACCACCAATGTACATCTCAATCTTGTCGATATGCTTAGTCCAATCGACTGCAGTCACAAGGCCGTCAGAATCCTTAGCCGTCAGATACATGTAGCTGAGGAGGTCACCCTTGCGCTCCACGCGGATGCTTGTCATTGCACCGGAGGAGACGCTACCCTGGATGATCTGACGCTCAACTGACTGAGCAAAGTGGGTGTGACGCTTATAGTTTGACCGGAAGAATGAAACCTCGGGCTTCCCTGAGAGATGAACATCCTGAGCACCAATTGCAACAAGCTGGACTGTACCACCAGACATTTACTTTCTATCGAGGTTTTTTTCGTAGAGTGTCTACACATTCGAAATTGAAAATGCCATCGGGTTACTTTGCAGTTGACGCTTGGCTACGTCAAGATTCTGAGCGTATGGGTTACGATGACCCTTATTGACATTCATTGTAGAATACATCTCAGCATCGACATATTGCTGGAAACGGCCACCATCGGGTGGTGGGAGAGGAAGCTGAATATCATCCTGACGTATAGCCGAGATGGAACCATTCATACCGAGAGGATCCTGACGAACATTCATACGTCCACCGGGCAAAAACCCATCAATCTTCTGCGAGCGCTTGTCATCCGGGCGAATCTGGTTACCGGATACATCGCGGGCATCTCTGCTCGTCACATTCTGGTACTGAGCTGGACCAAATGCGAGAGTATCAGCCCGGACAACAGTCTGATCCTTCAGTGTCGGCTCTTCAGTCTTGACGAAGCTTGGGCGAAACTCTGGTGCCTCGATGACACCCTGGCCGCCGTGAGCCTTTCCTCTCATTGGATCGCGAGTATACACCTTGGTTGGGCGCTGGGTCTGGGTCAGAGCGCCCTGGACGGGTGGTGCAGACTTGACGAATGACTCTGGTGGACCCGATCGGCCTGGGAGCTGTGTAAGGCGATTCTCATTTGTGTTGGTGGGCATGACACGGAAAAACTGCTGGAAGCCACCCTGAGCTGCGATGCTTGGGTCGACGCCCAAACCTGGACCAACCTGCATCTTCTCGGCTGGTGCGAGGTTATTCATCTTGTTGGTGATACCCTGGCGGTTGTACAGGTCATACACTGGCTGACCAAATGGGAGACGGTTAGAGTCTGGCTTCAGATCGCCAAAGTTGCTCACAATCTCCTTCTTCATATAGGGCACACCGCTTCCATAGAAAATCTCTTTTGGCCCTGCTGTTTTTACAGCTGAACCACCATCAACGCCGATATCGTTTGATTGAAGGTGGTACATCTGGCGACTGCGACGCTCGAGGTCAGCCTCATTGGTGATGCTACCGGTATCAGCTGGGTTACCGGTGTACTTCTCCTTAGTGCTGAGCTGTTTGCCTGCGAATATCAATCCAACTATCGCAAGAAGAGGTAGTGGATCCATTACTTCTATCACAGAAGTTTTTTAGTTCTTCAGGTATCTGCGCATAAAATCGTTGTTCTGGTATTCAGCGGTTGTGCTGATAGGATCCTGTGTCCAGACGCGAACTGGGGCGTCGACATAAAAGTTGGGAAAATCGTATGGCTGCTCGCTGGTAAACTTCTTGAAGCCGGTTGTATCTACTGGACGCAGAGCATCATCGACATTCACAATGTCAATGATGAGTGGGAGAAGAGTGCCAGTTGGCTCGAGTGACCGGAGTCCTGCCTGAAGAGACATATTAATATGAGCATATACTTTTTTAGCGTGCAGAACCCCCCGAGCCTGCGCGCATCTGGAACTGTTCCTGGCCTCTGCCGTATGGCATGCGGTCAGGGTCACACGCCATGGGGGTGTCATGACACTGTGGTGAAAAGGGGACACCGTAGGCAGCCTGTGCAAACGCAGTCTGATCATTGGGGAATGTGTTGCCTGGAACAGTGTAAAAGTTTCTCATGGCATCCTTCTGACGAATGTGTGGGTGAATCTCGTCCCAAATCTCACCAATCTCCTCGCGAACAGTGGGGTAAAACGCAGCTGGGGCGCGATCTGGATCATCCGTATAATCAGTAATGAGTGGGTTCATCCAGGGATTGTTGGCGGTGGGCATACTCACATCCTTGAACATGCGACCATCACGAGCAGTTGGTCGAGCAAGACCCTCAAACACCATACCATTCTTGTCCAGTACAAACAATGTACCAATCACAAGGCCACCAAGAACCATGATACGAGCATCGCGCGTCAGGACATATACCAGTACGCACGCATACAGAACAAATCTAACAGTCGATGCAACCCGGTCCTTGGCGGGCTGCTTCGACGAAGGCCAAAATTCGAGGAGCTTGTCATTTCTAAAAATCTCCTTCAAGTCCATATTATTCTATTACACTATTTGTTTTCGAGAGCACCCCCGAGGATGTTCGACATGGAAGCCATCAGATCGGCAGGGTTAAATGTTGCTGGATCAATATCATCTGCGCACTTCTGAGCCATCTGCTCAATGGCAGCCAGAGTGTCGGCTGGGAGTGCCGCCATCAGAGTCCCGAGCATAGAGCCGAAAAAGTACAGACTCTGGAGATACTGCCAAATCGCATCCTTCGTATTCTGAGACAGCTCTGGAGTCCAGATCTTTGGAAGATTCAACTCCTTGATAAACTCAATCTCACTCGAGTGCTCAAGGAAGAATGCCTCATCCTTCTCAGAGATGTAGTTGGCATACGGAGTAATGCTGCTCATAAACTGCTCCATGCACATGCGAGCATTCGCCTTGCGAATCAACTCGAATGAAACCTGGTACTTCTTGATGGCTGGCTCGTCTGGAAAAGTCATAACGAGCTCCTGAAGGAACTGATCCATCATGTCATTGAAAGCGCCCACAGACGTCATATTATACACTAGGCTTTTTTCTTTATGCAAGCGGAAACATTCGGAGAGTCTTTTGAATATCGACACGGCAGCCAGGACATCTTGACTCATTCATCCTCTGGAGGCATGCAGTACACATGATGTGACCACAAGGGTCGATACACACATCTGACAGTCGGTCCATGCACACCGGGCAAGTAAACTTTGAGTATTGCTTCGCATTTGTGTTGATGAGAATAGACTCCATCG